TAAGCTCAACCAACGCAAGTAACGGAATGGGAGCGCGATAAAATGGTTTTATTACGACATGAGGTTGGCGATGTTATGCGTGATTTTCGCCTTAAGAGAGGGATGACCCTTCGGGATTTGGCGGACAGTGCTAACGTTTCTTATAGCTATTTGAGTGAGCTGGAGCGTGGTCAAAAGGACGCCAGTAGTTTAGTTTTGCATTCTATTGCCCGAGGATTGGGGATGCCCCTGTCTGAGTTTTTGTATGAGGTGGCCGACAGGCTAGCTTTGTTTGAGGAGCCTATTCCTGATACTATCCCCGAAGACTTTTTTGCGGAGCATGTGCATGAGTGAGTGCATGACCCTTAAACAGATTGCAAAGCTTGTTGGAGACTCGGAAGAGCGAGTCAAGAACATGTTCAGCATGGGCGGAGTCTTTGCTATGGTTCCCCGGCGGAAAGACGACAAAGGCAACCTTATTGTCTATCGCGAAAACTTTATGCCCTATCTGGAAAAGAAGCTTGCATATGACGCTGAGTACAAGAATGACGCCCAACGGGCCTGGGACTTGCACTTCTCCACTGCGTAGTTATATAATACTTTTATACAACGGACAGGAAAAAAATGACATTTGCATTAGACCCAGCTATTGAGGAATACCTATTTGAGTTGGAAAAGATTATTGTTGTCAAGGAGCAGGTAGAGGCTCAACTTGTTGAGGCTCTAGATGCTGTTGCCAAGACTGGGACTGACTTTGGCACTAATGAGAAGTACGTTAAGGCAGACCAGAAAGTTAAAAAGCTTGAGCTTGAGCTCAGCACTATTACCTCTAAAGGTGGCCGTCTGGTGTACAAGATTGACCGGCTAAACGGCGTTCGACAGTCTTAGGGCAAGCCTAAAATGATTTTACACACACGTCCCACAGAAAAAGACATTCAGAGGTCTAATCCGTCTGGAGCGTACTTCCTTGGGTGTGACGGACGTCACGACTCCCTTTACCACGTGTACTACTTTTTCACTAAGAAAGAAGTTGTGCGACGCTGGCGGGAAGAGCATCCCCTAAAAGATAGATAAAAATATGTCCTATGTAAGATTTCTAGAGGCCGACGTCTACGTGTTTATGCATGTAGGAAACTACTTAACGTGTTGTGCGTGTATTTTGGCTAAGGATGCCTGGGGCTCTTTTGATGCTCGTTCGACTCAGGAGATGGTTGACCATCTAGCTGAGCATGTTTATCAGGGGCATTTTGTTCCTCAGCATGTGTTTGATGATTTGTGGGCAGATGATGCGGAGAACTTTCCTAAGGTTGACACGAAAGAGTCTCAGTAGTATCCTCAAAACATGAACAAGTTTGATGTGGCAGAAGCCATCAGAAAATCCAGCACTGTGTGGCTAAAAAAGTATGAAGTAGCCAGCAGCAGGAAGTCTAGCTTTGTAGAGCGCCCTGTAGTTAATATGGGTGCACCCCGAAAAGTTACTGGCTTTAGACCTGGTGCAGTACAGATTGATGGGATGTGGCTTGAGCTAAAAGATAGTGACAACTTTGAATTTGACCCAGACGGGCACCTTAAAATCTCAATCATGGGACCAGACGGGTACCACTGGGTAAGGATGACGTACAAGATTAGTTAGGTGTTTATGGTTATATTAGCCTTTAGTCTGTGTTAGTATAGAACTTGTAGGTCATTGACCTCCTTTCGTTGTGGTTAACGATTAAGAACCCCCCTGGTGTTTACACTGGGGGGGTTCGTCGTTATGTAGGGTATGATGTCAGCATGGGAAACAAACTTCTTGAGCCTGTTGTGGGCATCTATAAAAAGTACTATGCGCAGACTGCGAACATTATTATCGAAGTTGGTAGTAGAGACGGAGAGAACGCCGACTACCTTAGGACAAAGCTAAGGGCAAAAAAGGCGTATGCCATCGAAGCAAACCCTGCCCTAGTTGTAGGTATTGCAGAACGCTATCCTAAACTGACTGTGCGTGAGATTGCCATCTCTAACTTTGACGGTGAAGCTGACTTTTTGCAAGTAATCTCAGATGACATAAATCTGCTGGGAACCTCGTCTCTAGACATTAGCAAAGCAAAGCGTGAGGAAATCTACAAGACAACCGAGACAGAAGTTATTACCGTCAAAGTCTCAAGGCTAGATTCTTTTTTGGCAAAAGAAAAGCTGGTAGAAAAAACAATTAGCGTTATAAAAATTGATATTGGAGGTATGACCTACCAGGCTCTACTTGGCTTTGGAGAGCTCATTAAGAATGTAAAGATGTTCCACCTCAAGACAGAACGCAAGTACGACCATCCCTCACACAAAAACAATCTTGAGGTTGCTGGATACATGAGACACCACGGTTTCTTCCTGGCGGGTGTGTTCTATGAGTGGGGTCCCAATATTCAAGACCAAATCTGGATGAACAAAGCTCTTCTCCCAGAAGAGGTTAAGGCTTTGCCTAAAGAGATTTCTGAGCGCTAGCCCTTGTGCTAGTATTTTCCTATGAACAACAGCACTCATAACGTTGAATATCTCATTAGAGATGAAATTCTTGAGGCGGGGATTCTCGAAGAAGATGGTCAAACTTTGAGCTACTTCCACAACGGAAGAGAATACCTGGTTTCTATTTTAGCTGTCGACATTACCGATTGGCAGAAGGAGCAGTAGTGTCTCAAGAACACACGGACACGGACACGGACACGGACATGTACACGCACCCTAGTGGCATAACAGTAATTCAGATTACAAAACACGAGACCTTTCTACGTGGCAATATTATTAAGTATGTACTCAGGGCTCCGTATTCTGGCGAAGAACTAAAAGATTTAAAGAAGGCTGCTGTCTACCTGCAGTGGGAGATTGAGCACCTAGAGGGCACCAAAGAATGATTTATGAGTGGAGACCCTCGCCAGACTATAGAAACTATGGAGATGCTCTTGGGGAGATAGTTGTCGAGGCTCTAAAAACTGGACTAAGTTCTGAGCGGGACACCCTAGACAATTCAGAGATTATGTACTTCCCTATTGGAAGTGTGATTCAAGACGTATACATAGAATCAACACTAAACTTGGGCATGACTCCTATCTTTGTGGGATGTGGGTGGGATGGCAAAGAACTCACTCCAGAGCTGGCTAAGCAGGCTAAATACCTTGGATGCCGAGGACCAGAAACCAAGGCAGCATTGGAGAGGGCTGGAGTTTCAAACATCCCTGTCTATGGAGACACTGCCTATGTAGCACTGGACTACCTCAATATTGCAGTAGAGAAAACGTATAGCACTCTACTCATCCCACACGTCGGCTCGGAAGACTATGACCTAAAAGCTAGTCAAGCAGAACATCTCATGCTCCCTCGAGTAGTGACAAGGCAAGACATTGTTGATATGGCCTCGTGCATCGCAGGAGCCAGCTTTATTTTGTCCTACGCAATGCACGCCTGCATCACTGCACATGCGTACAGAGTGCCTTTTGCACCATACGCAACGGAAGAAAATAAAAAAAACGGACTATCTAAAAAATGGTACGACTGGTTTGCTTCTATCGGAGTTAATGCTCCTCAAGTTGAGCTGTGCTCTACGTTGGAAGAGGGCTTGGACTGGTACGAGAGAGTTTTTGTTCCCTCTGCTACTTGACAACATCGCATCTGAGCACTACCGTAGATGTATGACCGCACGAAGAGAGGCCCGACAGCTGGCGAAAAAAGCTGAAGAACAAGGCTGGATTGTTGACTACACCAAAGGTGGACATCTACGATACAGAGCCCCCACAGGAAAAATATTCTTTTTTAGCTCGACCCCGTCAGATACGAGGTCGCTAAAAAATCAGACGTCTTTGATGTCAAAACATGGTTTTGTCAAGTAAAGACTCACTGTAATAGAGTAAGATAGAAAGACTGTATATAACAAAATATCGGAGGTAGCCTTGTAAAATTCAAGGACGAACACGAAGATAGTTAGACAGAAAGGGGGAAGCTAATATGCGTCCTCATAATAAAGTACAGTTAAATAAGCTACATCCACATCAAAAAATTAAAAAAATTGAAGAGAGAAAAAAGAACAAGTTCCCTTTTTCACACCCCAGAAATTCTGGACTGCTCCTAAGTTCTATATATTTGTTTGGCCCTCTTCTGCTCATCCCCCCACTTTTATTGGAAAAAGCGCCGGGAATGTATCCTTCCACAGCGGGAGAAACTTCTATGGTAGATGTCCTCACTGGTAAGGGAGGACCTGAAGAAGTTCCTATGAGAACTCTCCCCTCTCTTGAAATGCTTGATTATCGTTTTCAGACTGTCTCTCAATTCAACATCTTTGAGGCGAGTGTTGCTCCTTTAGTGGCAACCAAGACGAGAGTCTTAAACCACCTCAAGGTGTATAACACCGTCATGCCCACTACTTCCCCCGAGGTTAGCAGTGAGTATGGGTGGAGGACTCCCCCCTGCAAAGGCTGCAGTGCTGACCATAAGGGCACCGACTTTGTCCCCGGTGCGGGCACTCCCATCTTTGCTGTGGCCGATGGAATGGTCGTTGACATGGGACGCAACGGTGGATACGGAAACTTCGTCAAGATGAGTCACCTCATCGCCAACTCCGAGGGTGTCATGGAAGAGTGGACCACACTCTACGCCCACATGAAAGATGACTCGTTCCCGAAAGGAATGATGATTGGTTCAGCAATGAGAAGCGGTGAGAAGATTGGAGCCGTAGGGAACACCGGAATGTCAACCGGACCACACCTACACTTCGAACTGCTCATCAACGGTGAACACCTAGACCCACTGCCACTCCTCGGCACCCATAAAATTATTATTGTCTCCGAAGAGGACTATCCAGACTATATGTTTGTGGGAGAAAAGTTCAAGGTAGTTGAGACAGTAGTCACATACGAGTAACTGAATACACAACAAAAAAGTTAGTGTATTATAGTTCTCAGGTGGATAGTGGTTAATCCGTTCATGGAAACCCCCCGTAGCCAATCTGGTTGCGGGGGGTATTCTTTTATACAAGTACATATATAAACCAAAAACGCCCCCCTGCCACTATCTGCAGGAAAGCGTATTGGTAGATGTTGGACCACCGCCTATCTAAGCCAGTAATAAACCTTTCGTTCTAAGAGTTGATTGTTCATAGGTATCTCATTCAGCTCCTTACTGGTCTAGTGACCACGTGTGTATTTGTATCTCTATTTTACCTAGTGCGGTATTGTTCTAGAGATTTCACAGTGAGCACTTATATAGGGCCTCCTGCCGGATTCGAACCGGCGACTTCAATATTACAAGTATTGCACTCTGGCCAGACTGAGTTAAGGAGGCAAACTTTATCGGGAACGTTCTTTAATCCTACGCTCCTTATAGCACTTAAGGCAGTAACTACCCATAAACCTAATACGGTGCCTGTAGCAGGGGTAACCAAGCTTACGACGCACTGTTCTCTTCTTCTTTCTTAGACGCAATCTTTTCTTTATATTGAGTCGCTAGATTTTTGATTGTCTGATTTTTGTAGTGCACGGTGCGAATATCTTCTACTCTAAAACTACGCCACTGCTCACAGCCCTTAGGTCCACCCCACACATCAACCCACTCAGCTCCTGCAGGAGTTTTAACATGTTTAATAAACCTAAACCTACCGCGTTGATTGCGGATTCTCAACTCAGTGCCTGGCTGAATGTTCCGTCCGTTAACCTGAAGACTCTCCGACTTCTCCCAATCAGCGCTAAGGTCTGGGGTTATACTTTTTGATTTGCGTCGCGCCATGTTTTCTACCATACCTCATGTCTGGGCAAAAGTTATTTAACCAAGCAAAAAAAGAAACGGAGGGGGACACCCTCCGTCTCCTTGCTTCCCCCACACTAAGGAAAGTTTAGTACTTTTCTGCGTTAAGAGCCCTCTGAATTCCAGAGATAGTCACTCTGCCCCACACGCCGTCAATCTTTCCGGTGTAAAAACCCTTATCTGCGAGGCGACGTTGGACTGCCCTGCGAGTGTTAGGTCCGTTAATACCATCAATGTCGTTTGCCGGGTAACCAAAGGGCACACCGGAACGTTGGACAGCAGACCACGTAAGCTTGCCGGTCCGACCGTCAATCTTTCCGATGTAGCCCCAATCCTTCTTAAGAGCGTCCTGCCATGCACGCCACGTGTTACGTCCAAGACGACCATCCACTTTAAGGACAGGCTTTTTGTTGACGGGCTGGTTGCCACTGAGATACGCCATTGGGTCAACCTGGCGACCACGACGAGAACGTCGAACCTCAAAGTGGACATGATTCCCGGTGCTAACCCCAGTTGTCCCACTAGTGTAGACCGTATCTCCTGCCTGCACGCGCTGGCCAACAGCAAGAGTAGAGCGCTCCTTGCCATGAAAATAAGCAGTAAACAGGTTAGTACCGTGTTCGACAACTACAACGTTCCCACCAGACTGACGCCTTTTTGCCCGTGGTCCCAAAGAATCCCAGTCAGCCGCGACATGTACAACAACACCATCACCCGCCACAAGAACTTTAAAAGAACCGCCAAAATCAACACCTGTATGCATTCTTCCAAGCTGTCCAGTAACAGGATGACGTCTTGGGCCATAAGGACTAGTGATGGGTCGTTTAGGTGCAGGATTATATAGTTTCATATAACAAGTATAGCAAATAAAAGAACCCCCCTTTCGGAGGGTCCTTCTTATTTAGTTGTATTACTTTTTACCGCAGACGCACTTATCTCTACACATACTAAACCAAAACTTCGGACTTAGAAGAAGCGCTAGCGTTTGCCTCATACGAGGTGTTGGTGGACTCAAAGAAGTTTACCAGGGAAAACACATCATTCACACCCATCCACTGAGCAGGGTTCGTGACGTTGTACTGAGTTGGAAGACCCAGCTCCTCGAGACGACGGTCAGCCATGTACTTGACGTACTGGTTGATGTAGTTGGCGTTCAGACCAAGGATGCCCCTAGGGAACATGTCCTTGTTGTACTCAGTCTCCAGGTCAACAGCATCCGTAATCATCTGAGTAACTTCCTCAACAAACGCCTCAGTAGCAATCTCAGGGTTCTCCTCAAGGATTGTCAGAATGAGGTTGATACCGAACTTGAGGTGCAAGCTCTCGTCACGCACCACCCAATCAATAAGAGATGCGTAGTTCTTCAACAAGTTCCGCTGACGGAAGCTCAGTGCCACCATGAAACCCGAGTAGAAGAAGATACCCTCTTGGATGATGTTGTACGCAACAAGGTTGCGCACGAAGTCCTGCTTGCCCTCAAGAGTATTGATATCCAGAGTCTCCTCGGTCATCCGCTTGATGTACTTAGTGATGAACTCCTCTTTCGCAGCAATCGTTGGAGACGTAATGTGCTGACCGTAAATCTTCTCGCGGTCAACAGGGAAAGTCTCCAATACATACTCGAAGCTCATAACGTGGTTGCACTCCTCAAACATCTGACGAGCGATAAACATGTGAGCCTCAGCGGCGTTTACGTAGGGGTACACGCCAAAAGCAAGTGCCTTGTTAACAACGAGCTCCGAAGGGTTGAAGAAGGACATGAGAAAAGTCAGAGCGTGTTGCTCTTCATCCGTCATCTTCTTGAAGTCTGCGATGTCCTCGCCCAACTGAATTTCGTTGGGGAACCAGGTGTTAGCAATAGCCTGGTCGTAGAGGTCCATAGCCCACTGGTATTTAACTGGCTTAAGCAAAAGCCCGTCTTGAATTCCTGTTCCAAGAATTCCCATTTTATTTCTCCTTATTTTTTCTTTGTTAGTTTTTAGCTGATGCAAAACCAAAGCCCTTTTTAGGTGCTCCAGCGGTGTCGTTTTTAGAAATTTGCTCTGCCTTGTTCACCTGTACGGTGGACTGCTCGGCGGTGTGGCGGGGCTTCATGTGCAGGTAATAGGTGGTCTTTACACCCAAGTCCCATGCAGATGTGTAGATTGCCATAATCTCATCGATGTCCCTGGTCTCCAGGTACATGTTACGAGAAATGGCTTGGTCAACCCACTTTTGTGCCCTCGATGCAACGTGCAAGAAGGCTAGAGGGTTAAGCTGGAAACTGGTCTTGTAGACGGCTTTCAGGCTGTCAGGGACCTCGTCCAGAGTCTGGATGTTGCCTTGGTTGCGAAGAATCTCCCCGCGCAAAGACTCCCACAATCCAAGACCCTTAAGGTCGCGGACCAGGTTTTCGTTAACCTCGAGGAACTTACCCGAGCTCGTTGCACGGCTAAAAATCTGTGCAAACTGGGGGTCGAGCCCTGGAGTAGTTCCGGCAACGAGCCCAATGGATGCTGTGGGAGCGATAGCCATCAAGGTGGCGTTACGGATTCCGTGCTCCTTCACTCGGGTGCGGAGGGTGTCCCAATCCAGAGTTGTGCTCCGACTGACCTTAATAGAGACCTCTCGGTCCTGCTCAGCCAAGTCGATGCTGTCAAAAGGAACCATGCCCTGTGACCAGCGTGAGCCCTCGAAGTTTGGATATGCTCCTCGCTCCTTAGCAAGCTCAATGCTGGCCTCAATGGCTGCATACGAAATGTGCTCCGTAATAACGTCAGCAAGGTTGTAAGCTTCTTCAGACTCGTAGGAGATGCCGAACTTCTCGAGGATGTCAGTGAATCCCATGTAGCCCAAGCCAATTGCTCGGTTCTGCTCATTAGAGTTGTCAGCTTCCACAACACTCGAACGGGTGACGTCGATGAGGTTATCAAGCTGACGCACAGCCAACTTTGCACTTTCGGCCAACTTTGCATAATCGATGCTTTTGTTATCTCGCGTCAGGTGCGTGCTTAAGTTAATAGACGCCAAGTTACACACCGAAACGTTCTCCAAGTCCTGCGGGAGAGTAATCTCCGTGCACAGGTTTGAACAATGAATTGTGCCTGTATTGTTGTTTAAAGCGCGGTTATTGATGGTATCTTTCCAGGTTAGCCATGGGTGGCTGGTGCCCTGAAGAGAAATCAAGATGGCCTTGAACTGCTCGCGGGCAGTGGTGACTTTATAGCGTTCGATGTTGCCAGCCTTAGCTTCCTCAACGTAGTGAGCGTAGCGCTCAGAGAACACCTTGCCATGCAGTTCGTTCAGGTCAGCAACCTCAAGCGGGTCAAACAAATACCAATCTTCATTGTTCTGAACGCGCTTCATGAACTCATCGGAAATCCACACGGCTGTGTTTGCCGTCCGGGTGCGACGGTAGGGGTCACCGGAGTTCTGGCGAAGGTCAAGGAACTCGGGGAAGTCCAAGTGCCAGTTCTCCATGTAGAAGCACATGGCACCAAACTTCTTGCCACCACGGCTAACAGCCCGTAGGACGCTGTCTAACGTGTGCAAAAAGGGGATAGGCCCCGTAGAGGCGGTGTTATTTGAGCGAATTGGTGAACCCTGAGCGCGAAGCTTAGTTACCGAAAGACCAATACCACCAGTTCCCTTGGTCAACCACATGACATCGCGGGTCGTCTTCGCGATGTGCTCCATGTCATCCTGCATCTCCATGACAAAGCAGTTAGCAAGCTGAGGAGTGGACGTACCAGCATTAGCAAGAGTCGAACCAGCAGCGAGATATTCAAGGGCACTCATCTTTTTGTAAAAACTAATTGCGTACTCGGTGGGGTCCTGCTCGTTCAAAGACAGGCCCATAGCGATACGCATCCAGAAGAACTGAGGCACCTCTAAGGGGCTCTGTGTGCGGTCCTTGAGAGCGTAACGGTTCATGAAGGTGACGATGCCGATGTACTTAAAGAGCTCGTCATTGGTGGGCTCAAGGGCTTCTGAAAGTGCTTTAAAATCGAAGAGACCGTCAACAACAAACCTCTCATCCATGAGGTTCTGCTCAACCCCCAAACGAATAGTCTTCTCAAAGTTCCTTGTGTGGAGTCCCATCAACTGCTCTTTGTTGGTGTACTTTCCAAACACCCTCTTGTACAAGCTCTTAAGGAAAAAACGAGTCGCAACCTTATCAAAAGCAGGGTCATCTTTGACGTTCTGCAAAGCGACCTGAATGACCGCTTCGTCGAGCTGTTGGGTGGTGATGCCGTCAAACAAAGTCAGCTCGAGCTCACTGGCAATCTTGGTAACCCAAGGAGTCGCTGGGTCCAAGTCATTAGTGATGTCTTCAATAGCTAAGTTAATTTTGTTCGCGTCGTACTGCTCAGAACGTCCGTCCCTCTTTGTGACATAAATGTTGCTCATTGTAGTTGTTATACCTTCCTAATTAGTTGCTGTAAACATTCCGTTAAATACAGCAGACTTGTGTGTTTTATTTGTAAAGTTGTAGATGTCAGAAGACCGCAGTGCGTCCTCTATGGATATTGGGGTGGTGCTTCTAATTGATGTCTTGTTCTTATATGGAAACTCAGACCTTGTCAGGTTACGCGACAAAGTAGGAAGTCCCAAATCAATAAGAACCTCAATTGCCTTATCCCGAATTCGAAGCGAATAATGCTGAAACCTGTGGTCAACATTAGAGACGTGACGTGAGTCTACCCCTAACGTCTGAAGAAGAAGTTTGACCTGATATAAAAAATCTACGTTATCTGAATGTAAAATCCAAATCTTGTGCGGGTCAAGCTTTCGCTTCATCAGTCCTGAATCAAAAACTCCTGCCAGCCAATCCAACTTTGTATCAACACTGTACTCAGGGTCGAGCGGTACTTCAAAATTGGCAGGAATGTTCTCATCAAAAAATAAAGATGTCTTGGTTGTCTTCTCGTGGTCAAGAGCCAGATAAGAAAGGATTCCGTGACGGACGCCTCGTATCGTAGCTCGAGAGACTTTGAGCCTATCTCGCCAGTAACGTTCCGAACCAGAATAGAAACCGTGGGTATATGCGAAAGGAAAATCCTTATCTCCACCTTCTGCAATAGGGCAGTTAGGGATACTCGCAAGCTTCATATCTAGTGTGAGGTTTTCGGCTGTTACCTTAGTCTCGTCTCTCAGTATGAAAGTAAAGTCTTTGGAACAGAAAAGCTCTAGGGTGTTTTCAGTTTTAATGTGGAGCAGGGGAATGTCTGATGCCATCTTAACAACGGCTGTTTCCTCGAAATCATAGCCATTCCAGATACTTACTTTGTCTTCCTTCTCAAGAGAAGAGATAGGCTCATAACCCTTAGACGTTAATAGTAGTGTTTCTGGAGCTACACCCCAAACTTCAGACATCCCCCCGCGTCCAAACTTACTGACAGGATTCGCAGTTTAAAAGGTCCATTGGGTCTACTGGGCAAACAATGCCATCAACAACGTCAACGGAGCTTTCAAAGAGGTTAGACATGTGGTTAGTCCTTTCATGAGACAAAAATAGACCAAGAAAACTAATCCTTGGCCCTAGTTGTGGGGGTCGAAGAAACTCAAGTCTAGCAGATGTGGTATTTGTTCTACAACACAGCCCTATGGACAACTAAACCCCCTTACGGGGGCCTAGTCGCCTAAGAGTAGCGAAATTACTCGGGCGGGCAGAGGAGCGAGTGGTTGCACGCGCATGCTAGCTTATTACTATTCTACATCCTGTGGCTTGGTCGGTTCTAATAAGTCTCTACGGTCGTGGACATACTTTGCAGTTAGCCCAAGAGCTTGCTCATTCTTCTTATAGTGGTGGGCGCAGAAAAGCAAATAGCCCGTAGGGAAAAAGACTTGAACATAAGCTTGGAACCCACACCGGTCACACACATCGTGTGCAGAGAACTCAATGTGGTCCGTGGGAGTTTGAATTGTGGCAACAGGCATGTTTCTATTTTACAGGTAGAATGGATGTGTGTATAGAGTACAGAAGACCAAACACTGGTCTGCGTTTAATCCGTCTATTTCAGCCAACCCTCAAGGGGCGTCTGCTTGGTGACTTGCAAGTCTACACAGCTCTCACCACTGGTCATGACATTATAAACAGAGTATTCTTTGCGGACGTAACTCCAGCGTTGAAGTTAAAAAACCTCCGCGAGGTGGACGTTAATGTTGTGAAAGGCATGTTGCGTCCCATCTAGATTTACAGTAGTGTTTAGGAAGTACGTTGTATTCCGGAGCTGGCCCAACGAGTAGGAAAAATTAACTAGTGTCAAACAAATATTCTTACGCTGGAACTGGAGCAGAATTTTGGGAGTACCCAGAATTTAAAGGTAAGGGAACCCCTGCCTGTACAAGTGAAGAAGTTGACTTATTTTTTGCAGAAACAACAGACTCAGACTACGGGAAGAGAAACCACCAGGCAAAGAAAGTCTGTGCTGAATGCCCCTATGTTGCAGAATGCCTAGAGTGGGCACTCAAAAACAACGAGATAGGCGTATGGGGTGGAACAACCGAACGGGACCGTAAGGCGCTTAAGCGGAAAAATTTTTCTTCATCCTCTCTATATGAGTAGCCCCCGTAGAACCAATAAAAAAGCCCATGTACCACTTGGATACTGTCTCAAGAGCCTCATCAAGGGAATCAAAAAATTGATATGAGGGGGACGCAAAAGCAGAACTAATAATAGTTACAGCTTTAACGGGGACATTCTTAGAGTCGACTTCTCTATCCCACACTGTGCCAAATAAGAAAGAAATCTGGCCCTCGTTAGTTTCGAAGCGGTGACTAGGGTTCTCGGCATGGAAGTGAACATACATCTCATCGAGCATAGATGAGAGTGTAGAAAGGTTTTCGTAGTCACTCTGGTTCATCATCAAATCCTGTCGCTTCGTTTTGCTTAATAAAGTTATCAATAAGTTCAAGAGTCTGGAAATACCGAAAGCTCTCCTCGTTTCTATCCCATCGGTTGAGGACGGAGCCGTCACTAAGGAGCGCCGCTGACCATCCGTCATAGATGTCGCTAGACTCTAAAAGGAGAACGGTGTTCTCTGGGGGGTTGCTAATCATTAGTGTCTTCTTTCATTTTGTCTACAAAGCGTATGCCTTGACCTGCAACAATACCCCGAGCAAGCGCAATCTCATAGAGATACTCCTTAGAGTTATTCGTAAGTTTAAGTCCAAGATATGCGTGCTCAAGAATCCTGCGCATTGGGTGAAGTGAGTTATAGATACGCTCAACGTTCCAGCCGTAGGGGCCTTCTTCCCACCGCTCAAGGTACGAGATAGCCAACTTCAAAGTGTCTTTGTTAGTTAGCTCTAACATGGTCTAATCCCAAGCGGAGCAGTTACAGGGTTGCTTGTGGTACTGCTTGCATGACTCATTGTGCTTTTTCTCCCACTCCCAGATTTGACCATAAGTCAAACCATTGAAGCCTGACGGGTCATCTGCTTTAAGCATAAACATTTCTTTTTGTGTGTCGGTCATTGTGGCTCCTTATATGTTGTGGCTATGAAAGTAGTGTAACAGCTGGTGTGCATAGATGCAAAATTTACGGTATAATTATGAGCATGACCACACCATCTAATGAGTTTATTATGAACCTGGGTCCTGAAGAAGATGACCAGGTATTGCCGTCCGCGTCCGAGGTAGAAGTACAGCTTCCACCTCCACCTCCCCCTGTTCAGGGGCTTGCCGAGTTTGTTGCAGAGAGTCCTGTAGTTGCTGAGACTGCTGTTACTTCGGTACCTGCAGAAACTATAGAAACCGTAGACATGGAGCTTGCGCGTCGCAAGTACATTGAAGAAGGTAAACGCCAGACCCTTCAACGCTACGAAATTCAAGAGTCAAGGCGTGCCCCCCGTATCCAGATAGACCAACGGGTCGTGCTGATGGGGTGGATTACCGCTGTGGCGATTGCATTCCTATCCTCAGCAATCGTGTCATTTAACGGTATTACTTCCGTAGCCGTCTTCGTAGGACTTTCGCAAGCATGGATGGCACCACTGTTCTTCTTCTTTATAGAGCTGATGTACCTGCTGTTTTTGGTGGCGTATCTTGTGTTGGCATCAAGAACAGACGACGAAGGAAAACCTGAGAGAACTCGGGGAGCAATTACGGGAATGATTTTCTTCGCCGGAGTTGCCATCGCTGCAAACGGGTTCCACACTCTCGACTTCTGGCAGTGGGACTTCGCGGAGCCTCGTGCATGGGCTGGTGTTGTGCTGTCTATTTCAGCTCCACTCGCCATTATCTCAATCTCCAAGATGGCCAGCAAGATTGCGTTCGCACAATCCGTGAAGGTCTAAGACTAAACGTGGATGTTGTTCTAGTTAGTTAGGTGTAAACTTACTATATGAACACCCCCCTTTATGAAGTAGACCTGCTTAAGTTCCGTTATTCGAATAGTTTTGCAACTGTCCGAGTACTAAAATTAGACAACGGACTGTCAACTGAGTGGTGGGTTTCCCATAACTTGGGAGACAACATACAAGTAGTAGCGCAGATGTTTATTCCCGTGCTCGGTTCTGACGTCGGAGAAGCCGAACGAAGGTGTGCTTTGATTGCTAAAGAGGTGGTGGAATTCGCTTCATGGGCAGGAATTGGAGAAGCAGGGGTACCTGGAGCGTCCGATGAGCCACGTAGAGCGCACTGTTTGGCACATATACAAGAGTATTTAGACTCTGGGGGGTCTGTACTGGGCGGTGGCGTGAAGGTAAATAGAACAGTGGCACTCTACAGGCTGGCGTTGGGGTTCAACATCAACAACCCTGCATCGTTAATTGCGCAAGCAGAAGGTGTTGAGTCCGTAAAAGCAATACATGAAAGGCTCCAATACGGTAGAAGGTTGGGGCTACTAGATTCTCCTGGTAAAGGAAGTCGCCGGACAAAAAGTGATAGAGTCTGACTATGGAAGATAACGCAGGACAGGACACTCCTCTCTCCTCTGAAGGCTTCGAGGACGTAACAAGTATTCCCTTGTGGATTGATACGGACGGGGCTCCTATTACTAAAGAGCAACATCAGAAGATGGTAAAGAACTTAAAGGTCGGTCCTATTCCTCTGGACATCGTTGTTACAGAGAATGAATTGGACGGGGACGCCGAAGTTGAACCGAAAGTAGAGTACTTCTAACTCGTGAATATCGTACTAAGCCGTATGGGCCTGCGTGGATTCGTTTTAATTGGTATTCTAGGCGCATGGCACCTACAGAAAAAAAGACTTCAGAACCTGTCCTAGCGGACCGTATCGTGGGAACCCTGAATCGGCTGTTTGCTACTGTTCTGGGTGATACAGTATTAGGTATGTATGGCACACGCAACCGAATCGGCAGTGGGGAAAGAACCCTTGGGACTCCGTAACTGGATACAAGCGCGTGTTGAGCGTAAAGAGCAGAAGATGTTTGAACGCTTCGTTGAAAAGTTTGTAGACGGAGACGCTGACTTCTGGCTGTGGCATATCTCTGAGCGTGTTGAATGGAACACACTACGGGGAATGTGGGGCGTCCTGGTTACATCAATGGATGACCTAGTCATAAACGTAGGAGAAAGAGTCGTGCTGAAATCTGGCAGAGGCGGAGAACAAGAATACGCTTTCATTAGAGAAGCTCATGTCGGCGGACGGGCAAAAGTTTATTATCTGTTGCATATGGAAAAGGCGTAGGGGGGATTGGTTGTGCGTATATACATGGAAGTAGACGGAGTAATCAATGCTCTGCAAGCTCCTAACCTGTGGGGTCCTAAAACATTTGATTCCATAGACTTTGGCGGGTACACATTTGTGTGGTCAACGGAAGCGGTAGCGTCTTTAGAGGCTATGTGTTCTAGGGATGACGTAGAGATTGTGTGGCTAACAACATGGTCAAGCAACATTAATGTTCTTGCTCGTCTTTTAGGATTCGGACATGTCTTTGCAGAAGCAAGAGTCATAGAAGAAATAGAGATGTGGTCAACACCTTTCGAAAAAGCTGATGCACTCCTACGGGACCTGGAAGAAAATCCTCTGTCGGGTGGCTGGATGTGGTTAGATAGTGTTTCGGATGACGTGATGCAGTCAACAGAATACGTGGAACGGATGGTCATGGAAAACGGATACGTTCCCCCCATATCGGATGTTGTCGGAATTAGCCCTTCGATGGTGAAATATATGTCAAAACGGATACGAGAAGATTTAGTGAGAAAAACTCCAAGACTGCCAGATGGTCGGTGGAACTTTGAAAAAATTATGCGTGAGATAAAGGAAGCTGAAGATGTGGATGGACAGGAATTAGGAAAGGGGGAAGAGTAATGGATGGATTAAGTTTTGCTTTCGGATTTGTAACGGCAACGGCTGTTTTGTTGTTGGTGATTTTCGTAACGGCACTTGTGATGTACAAACGTAAAAAGTAAGGGTACCCTTACTTGACAAGAAGTGTCAAGGGCTGGTGAAGCTGTCAAGTTTCACTGGCCCTTTTCGCTACCCTGGGAGGAGTTTTCAACTAATCCTATTGAAGAACTAATCCTACTAACGGTACTAATCCTATTGATTTTCGCATACTAATGTAGACTAATCGTACTAATCCTATTGAGCACTAATGTGGACTAATGTAGACTAAAGCATCTAATCTTATTAACTTTTACTATATACACGTGCACACATATCGCGTAATTAGGAAAGTTAATAGGATTAGTAGGATTAGTCTGTATTAGTAGGATTAGTAGGATTAGTGTGTTAGGGTGGTTGAAACAGGTTTTGAAGTATACCAGTAGTATATTAGAAATGGTTTCCTGAGGATAGGAGAAGGACATGGAATTAGTGAATCCATACAGTGACGAAGCACTCGAAATGTACCGGAAAGGCAAACTGAACAAAAAGAAAGACAGGACAGTTTGTGTGTGCGGACACCCAATGTCGTACCACGGAAGAGTCGGAAACATTGGAGTATGTACTCCGGCTAAAGGTCGGTGTCGCTGTATGAAAAGCAGAGCAATCCTCAAAACAACTAATCTTCGGAAGTTCATGTACACCACAGAAGGTGTCGGAGTAGCGCACGCTTTAGGAAAAGCAATCGCTGCGTGCAGAGCCGACGACGTAGAAATGTACTGGCAGACAGAAACCGGGAAAATCAACTGTGACATGTGCCTCACCGAACTGCTCGAACCAATCCCTGTGGCAGTCAATGTTTCTTTTGATATGCCATCGAATATGTCAACCGGAGTAGACAAGATTATTTGCATGGGTTGCTACACGTCATGGATTTCGGAGTAGAAATTTGTGCGTGCGGTCATCCCGTCTACAAACATGACCTAGCAGACACCGAGTATGCGCGGTGCCGAGGGAGCAGTACCCTATGCCGATGTGAAGGCTGGGTTAGAAAAGTTGGGATTGGGTACGGGTCCATCAGTAAATTCTTCCGCCGAAACTTCCGGGTAGAAGCTGATGGAGAATACTCAACCCTCAACCGTGCAGTCTTCAAATGTTTAGACTCAGGTCTCGACTTCGTATGGACAATCGGAAAATGTGAATCTTGCGGAGGTGCAAGCAGTGAGAATGCTATGTACGGATACGCGAAGATGGAAAGTGGAAAACTAACGGTGGAGGTGGTGTGTGGAATCTGCAAACTTGAGCGAGGGGAATAGATTCGCTTACGGCACCGCAGAACATCTTGCCTTTGAGATGGGACAAAAGTTTGGTGGAAAACTAGACTCTTTTACGGTGTCTTTTTGCTACGGAGCATTTGGAAGACCAGATTCGATATCAAACTATTTAGAAGCACTGCTAGTGAAGTACGGGTTTGCTGAAGCACAACACGCTTCAAACTATTTAAACAGCTTCGAAACGATGCCCGAACTAATGCCCAGCACTCGAGAGCAAATAACACTCATGAACCTAGACTTTGAAGTAAATGAAAATGACTGAGTGGGAACAGTACATGAAAGATATCTCATCCGATTTGCCAAGTCCGACTGTCGAGCTGTATGATTTACATACCACGGCAAATAGGCTGATGTTCCTTGGTGCAAAGAGAACAACAGTTGATGAGCTACTCCATAAAACAAAATACACCCTCAGATATTTAGAAGGGTCAAGCTCAGTTCAGGTATCATTATGTTAGGGAAAGAAAGAAACATGGAGATGGCACTAATGGAGAAGTTTAACTTCGTACCAACAGTAAACGTAAAAACTGATGGATTTACTGCTGAAGTAATCGGAATGTACGAAATGCCATACCAGCGCGTCCTCGGGGCACTCAACACACCACACGGGCCAGCACAAATGGTAGCGATGCTAGACATCTTCAAACTCGCACTCGTTGACCAGAAGCAAGTTGTTGACCTCGAGCTGATGTCCTTTAACGAAATGGCAGAACTGTTGGGACAGTGGACTTTCAAAAGCACCATGGCAGAAGGGGACAAAGAAGATAAAGTCAATGACGGCATTGACCCAGAAAAAATTATTGCCATGCTTGCTGACCCGAACACACCTCTTGATGACGTGATGGAAGAACTGAATCTTCAACTCGAAGGACACGACACTGAGTCCAAGTCTGAGTCTAGAAAACGGAGGAGCTTCTTTGGTTTCTTCAAAAAAAACCGCGACTAAAGTAATTAAAATGTCCGTCTCATGCGGATGGTGCATGACAGGCTTTTGCGAAACTTGCCTCCCTGCGCTAACCTATGAGGGGAGGACGTGGCTGTGCGGATGCGAAAGGTGTGGCGGTGGCTCTACAGAATTATTCGATTCGGGAGATTGATACCCCCACGGCAACCAAAATGGTCGTCGAGAATCATTATCTACACAGACGCGCACCCTCGATGTTTACTTACGGTCTCTTCTCCGAATCAGGAAATTTAATTGGTTGTGTCATCTACGGGAAACCCGCGTCCCACTCCCTCTGCAAAGGAGTGTGTGGACCTGAAGAAGCCGGGAACGTTATCGAACTGACCAGGCTGTGGATTGCAGACGTCACACCCAAGAACGCAGAATCATACCTAATCGGGCAGACACTACGGATGCTCCCCGAAGACAAAGACATTATTGTTTCCTATGCCGAAATGGGTGTCGGACACGTCGGTGTTGTCTACCAAGCAACAAACTGGTTATACACCGGAATGTCAGACAAGCATGTCGAGTGGAGACTAGACGGCAATACAGGCTCCCACTCTCGCCACCTCTTCGACGAACACGGCGGAGTCAACGGTGCCAAAGCTTTCTACGGTGCACGGTTAGAGAGACACGAACGTCCAAGGAAACACAGATACGTAATGTTCCGTGGCAACAAATGGCGTAAAAAAGAACTGTTAGCTAAGCTACGCTACGAAGTGCAACCGTACCCTAAAACTGGTGTGGATTCCGCAACACAATAAACCCATCACGGATGTCAGTGATATGACCGTTGGCTTTGTACTGGGACATCTTCGGGCCAACGTCGGGAAGGTACTCCCCCTCGGGAGTATCCTCGCCTTGCCATACGGGAACTAACGTTGTGCCCACAGGGAGATAGTCAAACTTTAAGTCACCAGGTCTGAGATGAACTTCGATGACACGGTCACCAACCATCTCAACGTTGAAAAAGGGAACTTCGAAAGTGTCAAGAAACTCCAACTCCAACGGCAACTCGTGGGGAGCAGGAGTTGCTCGAGTAGAAAGTCTGGTCCAACTTTTAAACTTAGTTAAGTTCGAGTGAGAATAGTGAGAGCCCAACCACACAGAATTGACCCTCCACGAACCATCCTCATACTGTTGATAGTCAATGGAGTAGTGCCCCCCCGAAAGCCACTCACACCAAAAGTATCCAGGCCCAACAGTGGCATGATGAGTAAAGTCTTCGTAGTCTTTAGTGTCGTACTGAAACTGCTCGGCACCAACACCCATCCCATACAGATTGTATGTTGGGCGTGATATGTACAAACCCGAGTGTGGTGGAGGTACAGCAGCTGGACCAGCTGTAAGACCTTGACGCAAAGCAACCTCTAACTTATTGAAAACCCAACGGTAAGACTTACCGGAAAACATGTCCCAAGCCTGGTAGTCTTCATGAACAAGAGGTGGAAGCTTACTATTCATCGTACTTTAATTGTAAAGGAGATATCGATGTTGAGAGATGTAACAGATAGCACATTCGAAGACGAAGTCCTCGGGAGCAAAGGTGTTGTTCTTGTTGATATTTGGGCAGAGTGGTGTGGACCATGTAAACGGATGACCCCAGTTCTGAGTTCACTCTCCTACCAGTTCGGAGACAAGTTGCTTGTCGCCAAAGTTGATGCCGACACCAACCCAGCAACCATGGACTTGCTAAATGTAAAAGGCATTCCGACAATGATTCTCTATGTTCGCGGTGAACCAATTAAAAAATTTGTTGGTGTGCAACCTCGGCACGCTATTGAAATGGTTATCTCCGAGCATGTCATCATGAATCTCTAGTATACCAAAAAACGGAATGAACTCACCTGAAATTTGGTGTTATACTAAAACAGGAAAATGGCGAGAAAAGGTCCCCGACTCTCTCCTCGTGCCAAATATTCGTCCGGAGGAATATGTCCAACGAGCTTGACAAGAATCACATACCTGATATGGTATACGACTCTGCCCCTCGGGACTTCCGGCCTGACCTTTCACTTTATGGTCTTGAGGAGGTTGACCGTGGTGTTTGTGAAGATTCATATGAGAATCGCTCTGTCCTTCGTGTCAACCGTCTTAACTGGCAAATTGTCTATGATGAGAACGGCGAGGCAACGGGTAACATTTTGGTACTCTCACCCGAGATGGCATCTCGTCTTTCTGAACGGCGTGCCGAGGACCGTAAAACAATTCTTGTTGACCCACGGAACTATGACTCCGATTATCTAACCGAGGAGGGGCTTCTCCTTGAGGAGACGGCTGACTCTCTTGCTCCTCTCTGGGTTGTCGCAGCAACCAGGACCTGGCTTCGTATCCGCCATTCGAGGGAGAACGGTAACCCGAAGGCGATGCCCATCCAGCAGGGCCCACCTCAACGGTGCAGGTTTATCAAATCTGATAACACCCGTTGTCTGTTGTGGACAGCAAACCGTGTCACGGATGACGGCCTGTGTATGAAGCACCTTGGCACACGGAACAACAATATAACGGGTGCTGTTGCACGTGCACGAGCTCGCGCCTACCAAGCAGCCCCGATTGCTGTTGAGATTCTTGAGCAGTTGATGGAATCCGCTGAGAGCGAACCTGTCAAACTGAAAGCAGCGACGGAGATACTTGACCGTGCTGGTGTGCGGGGTGGTATTGAGATAGAAGCAAGGATTGATATGACCGTCCGTCCTGCATCTGCCTTGATTGCTGAACGGCTTGCCCGTTTACGCCCCCAAGCTGAAAACATTCTTGAGATTGAGGAACGTAAAGAAACTGTACAAGTAGAAACGGATGAACAATGAACGAAGAAATATCCCGCGAAGCAAAAGAACTAGCGGATAACATTTCAAACGATATCAAAAATGCATCAACTCGCATTGAGCACATCCGTTTGACACAGCTCGCTTTAGAAGCTGAAAGACTTTCAAAGAAAATAGACGGCTTCCTACTTGACGGCGAGCCTCCCAGCTGATATGCTCTAAACAACTGACCGCTAACCACAACGGACACACATGACAAATTACAACCCCTACAAAAGCGATACCCCCGTTGTGTATTCGGATTCACCCCTCAAGGAGTACGACGGGGGAAGAACAGTGGCGTGCCGGAATGACGTCTGCTCTGCTTACGGAAAGACAATCTTCCGGATTGTTCTTATTAAGAAGTCTGTTTATCATGACACCCAGTACTGGACATGCACTCGGTGCGGGAGCCAACACATAACTGAGACGGAGACAGCATGGGAAACTACCCCGAAGGCGTAACGGGTCTCGAGTACGAGATTGCTGGCCCGACCGGAGAACGAACCGGCGAGCACGAAGACTATTGCCGTAACGAAGACTGCGCCCTGTTTGAAGAATACAAGGACCAAGAAGGAACGGAAACCTGGTACGGAAGCGACGGACTGTTCCGTTGGAAATGTGAACGGTGCCACCTTGAGCACGAAATGGAAATCCCCGAATACGAAGAGTACGACCTTTAGTACACACCACCCGGCGTGATACACTTACTTCGTGCCCAGGGGTAGAGAAGCTCATCCGCTTGTCCAGACGGCAAGCGCGTTCATTGGTTATACGGCGAGGCCGAATGCCAATGAGTTTTTGGTGTACTCAAACGTAACGGGCGAGTTCCAATGGGACGGGTCCTTTGTTGACGCAATGATTGCTAAGACGGCAAGCGCAAACCGCTTACCCAGACACGCGCACACCAACAACGCCCTCGAGTTCTATCTTCGAAACGGGTGGCAACGGCGTGCCCCTAAACCAGGTGACCTGGTGTTCTACACCTCACCGCTTAAGGTACGAGCCCAAGGGTACATGTCACCACGGGTTGGACTTGTCACAGGCACAACGGACTGGAGAAAGAACGGTACCTTCAGGTCCATAGACGGACAGACGCATAGCGGTCTGCCCCGAGCCCCTCGAGACTTAAACGGTGTCTACGAACGGACGCACTACGTATCGGATGTGCTTGCCTTTGTTCGAATTCCTAAACGGTACCTCACCAAGCAAAACGGCGAGCCCCAGTATCGAGCAGGCAATGCGCCCATTGTTCGGCCTGCCCACTTGGAACGGTGCTCCTCTAGGGAGAGAACGGCGAGCGCAAAACCGGAGTACCGCCTCTCTACGGAGCTAGTTCAGCTTGCTTTGTCCGAGCATCCTGCGACCCGCTTAAGAAATGCAGACCGCTGTGTTTTCAACGGCCTGACCCGTTCTGCGCTTGCGAGCTTCCAACGGTTCTGTGGTCACCCGTCTGAAGAGTGCACAGGTTCCCCGAATGTGCGTACACTGGAAGAACTGAGTATGAGTCCGTACACTTCCAGAAAGTTCAATGTTCAATCATGAGCTATCGCCACCCAACCTTGACGCCCTTCTTTTCTCGGGATGCTGATAACGGCAAGCGCCAAGAAATTTTGTATGTGCTTTCACCGGAAGACGGCGTGCTCGTAACAACTTTGCATTTAGATACTCATATCCGCTACGTGTGCAGACAAGTTCGCATTCCCGTTTTCCCAGGGGCGAGCCCCTACAACTACACGGTTGAAGGCGAGCCCGCTAGTTTTGGGGCGTCTGAGGACGTAACGGACTTCGTTGACGTAGTCGGCGAGCTCACAATGCGTGAGACGTTCCTGCTTCCTGAAGACGGCGAGCTCGATTACGATGCGTGAAACGTCCCTGCGTAAAATGATTTTTGATGTAACGGATTCTCCAGCAACGGAGCACTACCCGATGGGAGAGTTCCAGTACTACGTCAAGAAGGTTGGGGAGGGGTTTCGCATCTTGCGCTTCGATAACGGGTATGGTGCGCTGGTTGAGGGGGGACGGGTAACCGCCATTGCTTGGAGACCCGATTCCAGACACGTGACGGAGTATTACGATGTTTCACAAACTTTGAGGACTACTGAAACTTTTGACACTTTGAGGGAAATCCAAGCGTGGGGACCCGCTCCCGCTTTCTGACTCAATTCGCAAAACCCGTGATAACCTTTTTCTAGCACGTTGCCGTGCCGACCCTCGCTGGTACACCCCCTTCCTTCCTTCCCGCCAGCGAGGGTCTCCCCCTTTTATATACAAAGTTAAAGTTAAAATAAAAGTTTAAGAAACACCCTGCAACCCCTGCAAGTGCACAAACGTAAAGAAACTGTACACGTGATAGGGTTTTGAGATGCAACATTTAGAAGTACACATAATTTCTAGTCTTAAAGATATTCATCTTGCAGAAGACGCTGGACTCTTTGGAAGTGACATGTCTGTTATTGTTTCAGGTCCAACTTGCGATTGCTGTGACCAGCTGATATTGTTAGAGCGTAGCGAAAAAGCACTTATTGTTTTGAGTGATAAAGACAGCTTCGAAGTATCCTGCGAGTCCTGCTTGACAGAAACAATTCTAGCTGGTATCTTGGAGGAATAACCACAACGAAAGGACGACAACATGACCAAGGCAATTGCCAAAGCTTTGTACATCGAGCTTCGCAAGTACTCCAATACTGCACAAATCATTCTTATCCCAGCGCTCAAAATCGATGCCTCTGGGGACTCACAACCTATGCGAGTTCTCAATCGACAGATTAGCGCTTCGCACCCTCGCAGGTCTTGGAGGTTCTACAAGTCCTCAACTCCTTCCGAGCTTTTCGAAACTATCGACTTGGAGCTTGCCACCACCCAGGCAATTCCCTTCATTCAGGACATCGAATCGTACTTCCATGGATTCGGCAACGCTGGCTGGGAAGTTTACAAAACTCCTGTTGCTGTCGAGCTGACATATGACGACATCAGGGAAGTTCAAGATGCTAGGACCCCCCAGGCGTTTATGCGCCGACTCACCAGGGCTCGCGTTGGTGCGGGGTACCACGAAGAACTTTTCTCTACTTCTGCCTAAATAACCCCAACGAAGGGAAACAAATGTCTGGATACTACCCCGAGGGCGTTACAGGAAATGAATTGGCGATTGCTGGACCCGACAGCGAGAAGGAAGCCACACGCGAGACTTGGTGCCGAAACCGAGAGTGCGAGGATTACACCGTCCCCCAAGAAATCGAGGGCGATGAGTGGACACACGGCGGTGAAGTCTTTTTCGATTGGACTTGCCCCGAGTGTTCCAAGTGGCACCAGGACGAAGACGGCTACATCGACCCTATGGGCTACCACCCCGACCTATGAGGGGACAAGCCGATTTGACACTCTAAAGTATCTACACTAAACTAGGTATATCACAATGAAAGGACGACAACAATGGAAACTAAAATCAAAGAAGTTACCGAGTTTGCAAATGCCAGGCTTTCCGAAATTACTGTCGATACTATGACAGGGCTCTCTCCAGAGCTGTCTGCATACATGGCGGCGACCATGGCTCAGAATCTTCACCCAGACATGGCTGGGATTCTCGAGAGCATCACCAACGACCAGGGCAGAGCCCGAGGACGTTCAGGCGCATCTACTACTCCTAGGGAAGGTTCTGCTACTAGCAACCTTACCGAGGAAAATAAGAAGTGGCTACGCTCTAATGGCGAGTACTACTTCACTCGCTCGTGGGGAGGGCACGATGACGTTTTGGTACTCCGGCAAGCGCGGGATAACCAGCACTTCATTCTCCTCTATGGCGCACCTGGCTGTGGGAAGACTGCACTTGTTGAGGCAGCCTTCGGCGATGAGCTCTACACTGTGCTTGGGTCTGGCGACACCGAGGTTTCTGACCTCGTTGGTGGCTACTCCCAGCTCCCTGGTGGAGACTTCATCTGGACTGATGGTCCTCTAGTCAAGGCAGCCGAAGCTGGCAAGCCTCTGCTGATTGACGAGATTGGGCTCATTGACCCTAAGGTCCTCTCGATTGTCTATGGCTTGATGGACGGGCGTCGCGAGTACACTGTGACTGCCAACCCCGAGCGTGGCACTGTCAAGGCTCAAGATGGCTTCTACGTCATTGCGGCGACCAACCCCAACGCTCCTGGCGTTCGACTCTCCGAGGCTCTGCTCTCCAGGTTCGTGGTCCAGGTCGAGATGACTACGGACTGGTCCCTGGCTCGCAAGCTCGGCGTTCCAAGTCCTGCGGTCAATGCGGCGCAGAACCTGGCTCGCAAGCAAGAGTCTGGCGAAGTGTCTTGGGCTCCGCAGATGCGTGAGCTCCTCGCCTTCCGCGACCTCGAGAAGGTCTTCGGGACTAAGTGGGCAGTACAGAATCTGCTTGCAGCATCTCCCGAGATGGACCGCCCCACTGTGTCTGATGTGTTTAGTCGGACCTATGGTGAGCCCGCGCTCCCAGCGCGTATCTAGACTACTGGGGGGAGGGAGTCGTCCCCCTCCCCTCAGTTCTAGTTTGACTTTGATACAGTGACCTGGTATCGTGTAGGTAGGACGACCACAACGAAAGGACGATAATGACACACTTTGGACCTAGTGCCACAATTACCAGCACCACCCCCGAGGAGTGGCTAGGCGTTGGCGCAAAGATTGGCAAGCTCGTAAACAAGTGGGCAGGTCGCTATGACCTGGTTGCCTACATTGGAGACGAAGCTTCCATCGAGAGTGGCTCTCCCGCACGTTTCATACCCGCCACTGGCGAGGTCGAGATAAATACTAGAATCTCCTTCCCTGGCGCAACCCCCGAGCAGGTCGGGGACCTTACCGAGCGCTCACAACAGTTTGAGTTCCCCAAGGGAACTGGCGCGATTCTTCACGAAGCGATGCACGCCCGGTTCTCAACTTTCGACATAGGGCAAGCGCAACGCGAGCTCGGCGCTCGAGCATGGGAGGGCATGTACCTTCTCGAGGAAGGACGTATCGAAGCGTTCGGCGTGCGGACATTGCCAGAAAATAAAGCGTTCCTACGGGCGTGCGCTATGGATATTGTTCTGGGCGATGTTGCCGACTGGGAAGCTGAAGCCCTGGGTTCCGTTCGTGGCGTGGCAAAGATGATTGCCCTCACCTCGGCTCGAGTTACCGCTGGGGTTCTGTCTGCCGACGACATTGCGCCCTTCACAGCTATCATTCCGGTGGTCGCTCCCGAGGGATTGATTGATGCTCTACGACCTATCTGGACTGAGTACCAGATGCTCGTTCCCGAGCTCCACCTCGAGCGTATGTATAACCTTGCTCGCAAGTGGGCTGAAGTTGTTGCCTCGGCTACCGAGGAAGCTGGCGAGTCTGAAGATAGCGAAGGCGAAGGCGAGAGCTCTCCAGGGAGTGAGTCCCGCGCTGAGCAGATTCGCGAAGCCATTCAAGAGATTCTCGACAACGTAGAGTTTGGGGCGATTGCCGAAGCTCTTGACCAGCAGGCTAAAGAGGACCGTGAGGGTGCTATCGAGCAGGCGAACCGCAATAGCCAAGAGGTTCGCTCGGCTCGGGAAACCGCCTCAGAGGTATTCTCCCATGGCTCGGGTTCAGCTGACGTTCGGGGGACCTCCTCGCGACTCATGGAAACACGTCCACCCTCGAGCTCAGAGCGGGCTAGCGCTGTGCGGATTGCTCAGGCTCTCGAGCGTGCTAAGTATCGTGACCGCGTTCGGACGGAGACGGCAAGCGCTACTCCCCCAGGACGCCTGCGGACTCGTGCTATTGTGCAAGGCAGGGCGATGCGCAAGCGTGGCATGATGGACACCACCACCCCATGGAACCGGATTCAGCGGAGACACGTTGATGACCCAGACTTGACCATCGGCGTGATGGTGGATATCTCTGGCTCAATGAGTTCAGCGATGGAACCGATGGCGAGTGCGGCGTGGGTTCTCTCTGAGGCAACCCGGCGTGTGCAAGGTCGAACCGCGATGGTCTACTACGGCTCGGACGTCTTCCACACACTCAAGCCAGGACAGCACCTAGACAAGGTGACGGTCTACTCGGCAAGCGATTCGACAGAGGAGTTCGGTAAGGCGTTCCAGGCTCTGGACGGACAGCTCGAGTTGCTCAACGGGACGGGTGCTAGGTTGCTCGTCATTGTGTCGGACGGACAATATCGGAGGGACCAGGTTGATGAAGTCCGGCGAGTGATGAAGCGGTGCGACCAGGCAGGCGTGGCAGTTCTGTGGATTGGTGCTGGTAGCTATGGTGCTGATGCTGAGAAGTTCTGTTCATCGGCGAGCTCCTCGTTCACGAGAATGGCGGGTGCTGTGACCGAAGTCGCTGACCGTATCGGCAAGCTAGCAGAGCAAGCTCTGACCAACGCAGGAAGCCGAGGGTAGCGGGTGAAGATTCTAGCTTTTGACATAGTAGCCCCTAGCGCAGAACCAACCAAGAAGCCCCCGAGAAATCGGGGGTCTTTTTTTGGGTTCTTGTATCAACGTAAAGAAAGTGTACGGGAGTCACAACTAAGACTTGCGCTCGGGAGAGATTGCTGATATTGTCTAATTGTAACCACAACCGAAAGGACGACAAATGTCACAACTAGACCCGTTCGAGTGCGATGCCGAGGGGTGCTTCGATTCGTCAGAATACGGCGTGACCCTCACGGATATGACCAAAGCGGACATCTGCTCGGGTTGTCTCGGATACCTAGAGGGCGAGGGACTTGTTTTGTTCTCTATCCGCCACAAAGTTCTCAACTAACCACAACCACAACAGAAGGACGAAAAAATGGGATACACACACAATTGGAGAAGAGACGAAAGTCTGATGTTTCCAGAGGACTCTCGCGAGTTCTACGCGGAGTTCACTCGCTATGCGGTGCAGATAATCCAAACCGCAAAGCAACAGGGTATCGAACTTGCTGACTCTAGTGGCGAGCACTTGGGTGCCTGGCGAGTGGACGGGGATTCGGTGCGACTCAACGGGTACGGCGAGGACTCTTACGAGAGTTTTGTTTGGGAGAAAGTCTGCCCTGAACCGCAGGACTCCAAGGGGTTCTACGGTTTTTGTAAGACCGCTCGCAAGCCTTACGATGTTGTCGTGACCGCCTTGCTCCTTGCGGCACGGGAAGCATACGGGGACGCTGTACGGATTTCTTCCGATGGTTCGCCTTACGAGTGGGAGGACGGGGTGAAACTCTTCCAGCAGGCGACTGGACTGGTGTCAAGCCCCCTACTCGAAACCGTCTAGATGTAGACAAGCCACAGCGAAAAGCCCCCGCGAAAGTGGGGGTTTTTTGTTGCCCGATTTTTTGTCGGACACCTACGAACGTAAAGAATGTGTACGGGCTCAAAATTTCTGGTTGCTCCGCAACTTTGTATGTGGAAAGTTTGTGGGCGCTCCGAAGAAATACCTTGCTGGTTTGACAATGTCACACGTGGGTACTAAAGTAGTAAGTACCACAAGAAAGGATTTACAATGGAAAACAAGAATCACAGCGCGGAGTTCTATGTTGATGCTCCCTGGCTAGAAGTTATTTGGGGCGAAGGCTCACGATTCCAAGTCTGCCGTAATGGCGAGATGCGGATTATCGACAACGTTCGCGAAGCCGTCTACCGCTACACGAGTGACTTGGTCGAGGCAGGCATCACGACTGATGCCGATGTCCAGGCACTCTACGAGAGCGAAGACTATGTTGTTTCGTACAATCCCTGGTTCGAGGTCTTCGACGCCGAGGACTCTGGGGGCGATGGAGAAGTATTTCATAACGTCCACGAGGCTATCTCTCGGGCCCAGAAGTTGTCTGAGGAGAAATAATAATGAGTGATAATGACCAGTTGATACGACACCTAGGAGTCTGGCAAGGACTCGAACTGGAGTATTCTTGGGGACACTACGCGGTCTACTGCGGTGGCGCGGAAGACGCCACGCTAGTCGAATACTTTGGTGGAGACGACTACGGGGTTATCAAGCGCTTCGCGGGTGAGACTGCTATCCATGATGCTATCCGCGAGTGTGACGACCAATACAGCGCGTCTCTCGATTTGACAATGTTACACGTGGGCATTATGCTAAGAGTATCAACTCAATAACCACAACGAGATGAGGGGTTATCACCCGAGTCGGACTCTCGCAAGAGAGCGAGGACTGAACAGAGAGAAGGGGAGTCGCAGACTCCCCTTTTTGTTTGTGCCGTGAGCCTTGCACGAACGTAAAGAATGTGTACGGATTTGACACGGAAAGGTTTTTTTGGTACATTGTCAATGTATTTACAACCAAGGAGAAAAATGACGAAGCAAAAGAAAATGACAATGGCAGAAGGGTTCACCCTCATCACGGGGCTCTCTGCGGTATTTGTTGTGTTCTACCTAATCGCGCAGCTCATAGGGCGCGGTTACTAATTTTGCGACACGCCGTAGCAAAGTTTGACAATGTCACACGTGGGCACTAGGCTGGGAGTATCCCAGAGAGAAGGAGGACGAAATGGAAAAGACAGTAAACGCCCAGACAGCCGAAGCGATTGCCGGACTGGCTCAAGTACGCGCCGATATCAAGCGCCTACAGGAGCAAGAGTCCACTCTCCGCGACACCGTCATCGAGGGTATGGGGGACGCACAGATTGCGGTCTTCCGAAACCAAGCGATTGCTCGCTTGACCCAAGTCACTCGCACCACGATTGACTCCAAGAAACTTCAGGAGCACTATCCCGAAGCGTTCGCAGACACGAAGCGCGAGAGCACTTCTCCTAGGCTGACCTTAGTCTAGGGGGAGACTCTCTCCAAGGAAGGAAACACAATGTCACTTTATGAAATAACCGGATATATCCAAATCCCCGTCTCCGCTACGGTGGAAGCGGACTCCCCCGAAAAAGCCCACGAGATTGGTAAAGACCTTATCAACGATGGGATTGGTATCCAGGGAGACCAGTACTTGCTAGAAGAATACAGCGTATGGAACATTGACCTACCCGATGAGCCAGTAGAGACTCTCTTGACCCACATAGGACACGCATAAACAAATACAAAGATAGCCCCCGCAAGAGGGAAGAAAGAGGACAAGATGAAAATCACCGCCACCTACCCGACTTGGCGCAAGCCAGCACCAGAGACCTACATCGTAGACGCCGAAGAGGCAGATTATTGGGTCGAGCAACTAATTGCTAGTGGTGCGCTTTTTGTGACAACTAAAGAAGATTAGAAACGAAAAAATATCCCCCGCCAAAAGCGCGGGGGTTATTTTTTTTGCGCGGGAGCCCCCGCGAACGTAAAGAATGTGTACGCGGGTTTTGGTGCTTGACTTTTTATGTGCGGGTTGGTACTTTACTAATATATCCACACAACAAGGAGGAAAAATGTATTACTTTATTACTGTAGTTGCTAGGGGTACGCGGGAAATAATTGCTACCTATATCGCATCACTCGAAGATGAAGCGCACCGAATCGTCCAGTCTATTGGAACTGGCGAAGGCTATATGGTATTTGTAACTCAGGGCGACCCACTGTCGTAACTTGCGCTGAGTGCCGTTGAGCACTATACTGAAACTGTAAGACTAAATAGAAGGAGACACAAATGGGAAACTTACAAGCAGCATCACTGGCAGAGTTGGCTATTGACGACAACGCCCTGCACAACGCCCTGGCTATCCACTTGCGGAGTAATCACTATCCCCCCGTGAACTATGCCTTTATCCCCGTAGCGAAGCAAGCAATCGCTTTGGCAATCGAGGAAGACTATGACGCCGAGTTGGAATACCCTAATGGTCTGGTGCGGAGTGTCGCACACACTATCGAGGGACTTCACTTAGACGCTTTTGTGGAGGCTCGGGTAGGTGACTACGATGAGTAATCAAGTTGCCGTTACTGAACTACCCCAGTGCGACTTTTGCGCGGGGGAGGCAGAGTATGACGCCAAGACAACTTTAGGACCCTGGGCTAATATGTGTGAAGGCGACTTCCAAACCTACGGAGTTGGACAACTAGGGACTGGCTTTGGGCAGAAACTGGTCGTCCTCACCTACTAAGACAATAAGCAAGAGGGAGTCAGGAAACTGGCTCCCTTTTGTGTTTGACAATGGCAAACGCCGATGATATAGTGTAACTATGAATAAGAAACCTAAGCACAGAGGAATAGCGAACCCAGCCTATGCGCTCGCTATGTCTGAGTTGCGCCGCTCGAACGCCTCGGGGACTCACGCCGACAAGCGTACTCGCAGGGTACGCACTCGCAGTGCCTCGAAGCGCAGGTCGCTGGAGGACTATCGTGGCTAAGTTGCTGGGACTGAGTGTAGTGCTCGGAGTGTTGGTGGCGTTGTCCCCCGACTCCCCTGGGACCCTCGCAGGGCTGATAGTCGCGAGTGCGGTTGCTGCAGTGTCAGTAGTCGCCGATAGAATGTAAGTGTAAGACAAACCACAACTAAGGAGAAGCAAAATGAACAGAGATGATTTTTTCAGGAAAGTTCTGGAAATATTCCCCGAAGCAATTATTGACGAGGAATACGCCACTGGTGAGTTGATGATATCAACTGGCTGGAAGTTTGACACCATCGACACCATCGTCCCCCTGGTCGAGAAGTAGGGGTAAAGACAATGAGTACCACACCCTGCAACATATGCGTAATCGCAGTTGATACCGATATCCACGCCGAAGAACTAGGAATGTGTGTGGACTGCTCGAACGAGTATTTCACGCACGCAGATGAATAAGAAATAACAAAGATGGCCCCTGCATAAATGTGGGGGCTGTTTTTTTGTGGGAGTAGTGGGGGCGAACGTAAAGAAAGTGTACGCAGGAGATGCGCGGTGTCAGTGGTTGCTGATACACTAAAAATGTACCCAAAAACACTCTAAAAGAAGGAAAACCTATGATACACAACATTATTTCCCCCCGAGGTTCGTATTTTGCTGGTGATGGGTCATACGGAAGCGCTAAAAACGTCGTGATTGTCGATACCGACAGTTGGACTGAAGAAGACTGGGCGCGTATCGAGGACGCCTCCGATGAAGAACGTCCCGACATCGCCGGCGAGCTGGGAACATACTATTGGTCTGCATCAAGAAAAAATATCTAATATTTAGTGTTTCAACTTGACAAGATGACATTGAGGCACTATTCTTGAAGTATCAAGAACAACCACTAGGGAAGGAAACCCAATGGAAAAGACAGTAAACACCGCGACTGCCGAGGCAGTGTCGCAGTTGGTCCAGGTTCGTAAAGCCATCAAGAAAATGCAGGAGCAGGAAAGCGCATTGCGCGACACTGTGATTGCGGGACTGGGTGACCACAGTGTCGCAGTGTTCCGAGGACAGCAGATTGCTCGCTTGACTCAGGTCACCCGCGTGACTGTGGACAGCAAGAAGTTGCAGGAGTCTTTTCCCGAGGCTTTTGAGGCCACCAAGCGTGAAAGCATCTCACCCCGACTGACTTTAGTCTAGGGGAAAGCACAAGCCCTAGTTGCTACGGCAACTGGGGCTTTTGCTATTTGCATTAGAAGAGACATTCTGATACACTCAAGGAACCGTACAGAAAGAAAAAATATGGACAACTATGCAATATCTTTTGCGAGTGAACTGGAGTTACGCTTTGGCGGAAAAAATGCAAACTACATCTTTGAAGTTATTCCTGGACGGAAGTTTGACAAGATTGTGCGAAGGCTAACTGGCAGTGAGCAGACTAGCGTCCACGCATTCGTTGAGCGTTCTACGGGAGCACTCATCAAAGCTGCGAGCTGGTCACAACCACAGAAGGATACGCAGGGAAGACTTGCTATTCGCTACAACCTGGCAGACGAGCAAGAGTACAAGCGAGCAGTAGAGAGTGCCGACGAGTTTGGAAGTTACCTTTACGCACGCTAGTTTGACATTCGTAAGAGTGTCGCCTACACTAAAGCAATACCTAATCACAATGAAAGGAACACAATGGTAGAAATGAAATGGGAAGAGCCACCTCAGCAGTTGCTGGGTCGTGGTCATACTGACTGGCGGGCAGTCGCCGATGCTTTGAAGAGCAACCCCAACGAGTGGGCAATAGTCGCAGAAAATGTTAGCGCGTCAACTGGGACACACATTCGTTATGGTCGCCTCAAGGCATTCGAGCCATCTGGCGCATTCGAAGCACGAGTAAGTGGCGCACGAGGAGACGCAAGCGGTAGGGCTAGTAAAGTCTACGCACGTTATGTGGGTGCCGGTAGTGTTACTACCACTCCCGTGACCGAAGTAGTAGAGGAAGGGACTCCGTTCTCTTCCTGGGGTTCTGAGTAAACAGAATCCAACAAGGCCCCCGAGCAATCGGGGGTTTTTGTTTTGTACGGCGTGTCGTTTTGCATTCTCTGTGTGTTTTTGGTACTGTGTAAGTACCACAAGGAAAGGAATCGAAATGGAAAATCCATTCGACAACCCAGACATCATCAACACCGAAGCTATCGAGGATATGGACGACCAGACTGTAAAGACAATCTGGAATATCCTGACTAAAGCAGGATACTAAATCACAAGAAGGACCCTCCGAAAGGGGGGTTCTTTTTTTGTCGTCCTGTCGCGAGGGCCGGGTGCGAACGTAAAGAATGTGTACATGTTGAAAGTTGGCTGATGTGCGAGTGTCAGTGGTTGCTGATAAAGAAAAACCCCCTCACTCTCGAGGGGGGGTTTCCTTTTGGGCTATCGGCCTCTACGAACCTGAACGAAGTAGACAATCCATAAGATTATTGCTAAGGGAATTGCGACCTCTGCGGGGATGTTGTCTTGCATTTTGTTTCCTTTCGTCGTCCTTATATCTCAAGTATAAGATGAAACTTTGTAAAAAGCAAGTCCTGTAACTAATTTTTGACGTGCTCTAGCATATTTCTCTCCGCAGTGCAAGTAGTTTCCGTCACACGGAAAACGTCCCCTCAAACTTTCTACATTGGCGTGTCATAGTTGCGAGTGTCAGTGGTCTCTGGTACAGTGTGATTACCACAAGAAAGGATTTGATATGACTACATCATTCGCCACCGAACGCCAGATGGCTTTTATTCGCAACTTGGTTGCCGAGCGTGACGTTGCCCCTGTTGAGTTTGCGGGCATGACTGTACGCGAAGCCTCTGCCACGATTGAGCAGTTACTGGCTACGCCCAAGAAAGCCTCTGTAGTCAGGTTCTCTGACGTGCTCACCTCTTTGCCCAAGTCGAAGTACGCTCTGCCGTATCAACTGGTAGCGCCAGTCTTTACGGACAGTAGTTTCGACAACGACTACCTCTTCGTCGAGGTGCGGGAGCACCGGGGAACGACTTACATGAGGAAGTTGCAAGGTTCATTGGGCGACTTTGTTCGCACACGGTTCTCCCGTGATGAAGAGCAGTCGCTCTACAACATCCTGAGTTCTAACCCTGTTGAGTACATCACGAAGTTTGGTGAAGTATTTTCCTGCTGTGGCAAGTGCTCCGCACCACTCACCACAGAGCGAAGCAGGGAATTGCTCTTGGGACCGGACTGCGCCCGAATGTTGGGGGTGAGGTACTAATAGTCTAGATAATTGCAGACCAGCTCACGGGAAATGCAATGTTTCTAAAGGAACTAATCTTTATTAGCCGACTATTGACCTCAACTTGACAGTTGGGGCGTAGTTTGGTATGCTTATTATGTCAGAAAGTGTATTTACACAACCACAACTTTGAAAAGGAGGTGCACCTATGACAAAAAACCTTCAAATTGCGTATAGTGATGACTATCTCAACTGGGACCTCGGTTCTGGAGACGGCACCCACATTACGAAGCCTATTCGGGCGAAGCTTGCTACGGAGTTTCTCGTTGATTCATTGGGAGACAAAGTAGACATTATCGAGCCCGCCATTAGGGAGGGAGACCGCGAGAAGCTAGAAGCTACTCACGACCCTGGATATGTTTCTCGGGTGCTCGACTCCTATCAAGCCCACGACTGGTCTGGTGCCAACAAGAGCAATGCCGAGACAGCATTCAAGATGTTTGCGGGCACTGTTCGATTGACTGAGAACATTATCTCCGGTGAGACTAATGTTGGATTCAATCCTCAAGGCGCTAAGCACCACGCTAAGTATTCACACAGCGAAGGGTTCTGTGTGTTCAACGACATGGTGTGGGCTGCTAGGGAGTTCAAGAAGGCTGGTATGAAGCCTTTGTACCTGGACTGGGATGTTCACGCTGGTAACGGCGTACAGAACCTTTTGGAACTGGAGGACATTCCGACTCTGAGTATTCACGCCTCGGGTATCTACCCATTCAACGACAACAACCACAGTATGAAGAATAGCAAGATTGCTACGACTCATACCTGGCACAGCACGACTAGCCATTACTACAACTGGAATATCGAACTGCCCGGATACGACTACGATTTGTACCGTGCTCTCGATGGAGTGGAAGAAGTTATTGACCACTATCAGCCAGATGTAGTCCTACTCGCCGCTGGTGCGGATGGACATGAGAATGACATCTGGGGAATGAAGTACAGCATTGACGGATTCACCTGGGCGTCTCACCGACTGTCGAAGATGGTAGAGAAGTATGCCGAAGGTAGGATTCTCATTGGAGGCGCTGGAGGCTATCAACCCTACGACTGGACACCACTGGTGTGGAAAGAAGTAGTCGAGACAATGTACACCAACGTGCGCTAGGATAACGACATGGAAATTATTATTCTTGTTTCGTTATCTGTTGCCGTAGGTATTGTTACGGGCATGGGGTTCTGCACATGGAGAGCCTATGCCCGTGACGCCCGCCTGAGACAAATGCCTCTGTTAGGCGTTGTGCTCCCCCCTAAGAAAGATAAGTAGTGCGTAGGGTCTGGGTATACCTAAGAGACCTGGTGTGGACTGCTGTGGCGTCCGTGGCGCTTGCGGTAGTCTCCCTGGTCGCCCTCGCCCTCGGGAACCCCGAAGGTGCTGGAGTATTTGCTCTGTTGGCGGTAGGGTCTGCAATCCTATCAACACGTTCATAATTTGCTATAGTTGGTGATTATGGAAGATAAAAAGCCACACTCCAATAAGCCAACTCCTAAAGACTTTGCTCGCAAGCTTGATGAAGTTGTACCTACTCCACCCAAGAAAGAAGCGGAGCCTGCTCCTGTTTCTGCTCCCCCAAAGTCTTTGGCCCCAAGAACGGCTTACGCTGTTGTTAGTGGGAAGAACCAAGACGACGTGCACTTGTCTAAGGCTGTGTATAAGAACACTGCCCGCAAGCGCTCACTTACCGTCCACCACATTCAGCGCAGGCTGACTGAGTGGGGGCACTATGACGCCTTTCTTGACAAGGATGGATTCTACGGTGACAGCACCAAAAAGTCCGTCATTGAGTTTCAAGATAGGATGGGCATTATTGCCACAGGGTTGATGGACATTGAGACTATGACCAAACTCTTCGAAAACGATACAAACGTAGTCGTTCATTTGTCCTAACAACCAAAACCTAAAACGTCAGGCCCCTCGCTTACGCGGGGGGTCTTTCGTATTGTGTGGGTATACACATTCTTTACGTTCGCGAGTATTATGGTTTAGTAATTTTTGTTTGTCAATTTGACTTTGTCAGTGGTGAGCACTATACTAGTTATATAACAACTACACAGAGAGAGGAAGTGGACATGAGCGGATACACCGTAACCACACCCACGGGGCGCTACGCCCAGACCAGCGCGGGGGAAGTACTAGTGTTCGACACCGAGCGTAATGCTGAGACCTACATTTGGGATAGGTACTACGATTTTCGGGATTCCTTCACCATTGCCCCGAGCACCAAGGACAGTGGTCGCCCAGTGAGAGCCACAGACCTAATGCGCTTTAGCGCCTAGCACCAAACGGAGTAGCCCCCCTACGCACTAGATGCTAGGGGGGTTATTTGTTTTTTGACACGATTTGACAGTGCTAGTTTTGATAACTATACTTGGAGTATCAAGTCAATTAGTTAGGGGTGATGCACTACGGGTGCTCATGGGGCGCCTTGTTCAGTGCTATCGCTCAGATACGTCTGTAGCATCGGGGGGCCTCGGCCCCCCACACTAAAAGACAATGACAGACAAGACAGAAAGAAGGAAAGATGAGAACAGCAGTGAAAGTAACCACAGAAGGACAAGTGGCAGTGCTCGACTTAGACAGTGTGGACAGTGAACTATCAACACTTCAGAGTGCCGTAGGTGGGTGGATTGAAGCAGTAGACGTAGCTGGAGAAATGAGTATCTACCTAAATGAAGAAGGAAAGATGATAGGACTCCCTATCAACTATGTAGCTACTTGGTACTTCGACCAGACATGGGGAGCAGGGAAAGACATTATCGTAGGTGATGTTGTATTCACTGGACTACCCGATGGAGAAGGTAAGACCATGGGACTTACCGTCGAGCAGCTGACCGGCGTTATGGACCGCGTAGGCGCTAGCTAGCCAACACCCCAAGTAAAGACCCCCACACACCCCGTGGGGGTTTTTGCTATGATATCCTTGACCCTATGAACCTACCTAATGACGTACAAAATGACCTAGCTCGCCACGCCGGGAACACTTTGACCTTGCCGTACCTTGCCCGTGTCCTACGGGACAGTGGGTGGACGTTGAGTGCTATTGCTGAACCTTTAGGCCTAACCCGCGAGCGCGTGCGACAAATTATCAACAGTGCAACCGATAAAGACTACGAAAGTCTTGCGGACTTCGCGAACAGCATTGGTTTTGAAATCCCTGCGCCCCCGCCCAAGCCAGTGCTGGAAGAACGTAAAAAAAGTGTACGCCCGACAGTAGGCCAAGAAAACATTGAACGGATGTTGGAACTGCAACCTTTTGCTAGGCAAGTGCGCTCGAACAGCCCGCTTTACCGTGCGGAGGGTGAGGAATACACTCGTCTCATTGCTTATGAGCACCTAGAACGTGGTGTATCACTCTTTAGCTTGAGTAAAGAGCTGGGAGTGACTCACGGGGCACTTCGCTTCCGGTTAGTGCGATACGGGTATAAAGAAGCGACTTCAGAACATAAAGTCTACAGACCTATTAGCCAGGAGAACAGAGTACATGGGTAAATCTCTCGCTCAGATAGTTGCAGAACTTCCCGATGAGGAGAGACTGCAAGCGATGGAAGGACTAGACCCTGACAACCTTTTATGGGACTGGAGATTCTGGGGCAGACCAGAACAGATTCCCCCTGCTGATGACTCGTGGAACGTGGGACTGTACTTAGCTGGACGTGGAGCTGGGAAGACCAGGGCAGCAGCGGAGTGGATTAGGGACAGAGCTAAGATTTCAGACCGGGGACACTTGAGATTCCTGTTGGTCGCTCGTACTGCAGCTGACGTGCGAGACGTGCTTGTGGAGGGTGACTCAGGAGTACTCAACGTTAGCCCGCCCTCAGAGCGACCACTCTATGAACCATCCAAGCGTAGGCTCACGTGGCCCAATGGGAACACTGCTGTACTCTCGACCGCTGATGAACCTGACTCACTTCGTGGTGTGCAAGCACATTACTCGTGGGCTGATGAGTTGGCAGCGTGGAGGCAGACCCCAGATGCAGCAGGCATGACCTCATGGGACAACTTGAGGGTGGCAACTCGTCTAGGTATGAACCCTCAGATACTGGCGACCACCACACCCAAGCGCGTGCCTGTGCTCTATGCATTACTAGATGAAGCCAAGCAGGGAAAGAAGATATGGATATCTCGGGGCTCAACCATGGACAACGCTGGCAACCTATCAGAGGCATACTTGAGTGCTATCACGGGAGTGTATGAAGGTACTCGGCTTGCAGCACAAGAGCTCTATGGTGAGATGCTTGACGCTGTTGAGGGAGCACTGTGGACGGAGGAGCTAATTAGTGCTGGGAGGCAGAGTGTCATGCCTAGTGGACTTCCCCTACGCTGTATTGGTGTAGACCCCTCGGTAGCGGAGAGCCCTCGTGATGAGTGCGGGATAGTCGTAGTGGCTAGTACCGCCGAACGTGACCTGTACAAGAGACAATCGTGGGTACTGGAGGATGCTAGTGTCCTCGGGTCGCCTACAGTGTGGGCCCAGAGAGTAGTGGACATGGCTCGCAAGTGGGGTTGTCCTGTAGTGGCAGAGGTGAACCAAGGTGGAGCTTTGGTAAGTAATGCTATCCACACCATCGACCCGAACATCACGGTGTTGGAGGTGCACTCCAAGTACGGCAAAGCCCTGCGGGCAGAGCCCATCACCCTAGCGTATGAACAGTCACGGGTGCATCACCTCGGATACTTCGCGGAGCTCGAGAGCCAGATGACTTCGTGGGTACCAGGTGAAAGTAAGTCTCCCGACAGAGTTGATGCACTTGTACATGCACTTACGGCTTTGCTCATCAAGCCCCCTGCTGGATTCAGTGGTGGGAAGATTACGGCTAAGTCCCATGCGGGTAGGCGTATATCTGATGGTAATAGTGTCGCCGGACGTGGCGGGCGTGGAGTGTTCAGAGTACGGTAGAACTTATGCGGTAATACGGTAATGGCATTGCTGGAGCTTGAGTTGTTTGTTATGGAATCGTTATTGGCCAACCGCTAACTTTGTAGATTAGTTTGTGTATCAAGTTATGGCGCACTGCGTGTCGCCGGTGGAATTTTCTTTGACACTGTGTACATGAGGTTGAGCTTATGACCCCCCTGTTTGGGTGGGTGTGTTGTTGTTGAGTGTGCAATTGTTTGTACAGAGTTGCTGGCCACCCCTGTGTCAGTGGTCATCATTACTATTGATAAGGGGGAAGCCTAGACCCCCACGCTGGCAGAGTAAAGAACCCCCTTGCCTAGGGGGTGCATGCCTGTAGGTGGTAGGGGGTAGCTTTGCCTATGTCTGTCAACAAGGTTGAAGAGGGTGGGTTGCACCAGAGTTACATGTTTGCTAGTACAAATCTTTTGTTGTTGTGTCTAGTACAAGAGGGGGGGGGTACACATTCTTTACTTGTATATATTTTTTCTTGGCCCCCCCTATTGAGGGGGGTGTACCTCTCTAAAACACATCATCTGCCCCAGAAAAAAGTGCGCAGCCCCTAAAATAAACAGAGGAGAAAGTATTCTGGAATTGACTTGACATCTGTGTAGCTAGGTGGTGTTGCAGACTTTTGCCGTGCCATGCGGGGGTGGGGTGAAAACAGGAAACCAGGCGATTTGCAGCTCAGCGCAGAGGCTCCCCACTCACCGACCAAATGCAGTTTAACTAAGGGTACCGAAACGTACACTATGTACGTAAGAACTAAGCCTTTTTTCTCGGAGCCCTCTTCTTAGGAGCAGGCTTTGCCTTAGCTGTAACAGGCACCGCCACAACCTCTTCCTCGGGTTCTCCGGCAATCTTGGCATCCAGGATGGCACTTCCGCCATCGGCAAGGAAGTGTGAGAAAGCAATCTGCGCCTCTCGGGGGACGTCCATCACCTTCTCGAAGTCGACAATGTGTAGGACGTCGCCTACGGAGTCTAGAATCTCGTAGTCGTTTCCGACGAGCATTCCGACTAGTGAAACTTCTGCCAGTGTAGACTCACTGGTGCAGAATACGTTTAGCATGTAGTTGCGGTATGCCACGCTGATTTTGAATTCTTTGGACATGTCTCTCCTTAAGATTTACAACCCAAACTATATCAGAAAAATATAACTTTATTGTTCTATTTCCGCCCTTAAGTACCAAATCTTCCTGTAGAATCTTCTTATGAGAAGGTCCGCCAGAAGTCAGCCACTTCCCCTCAAAGAGCAGAAGCATCTGCTCGCCCTCGTGGAAACCCCGCCTTTGCTCAAGGCTCGTTGCTACTCTCTCTATATGGCTGGGTGGACTCTTTCGGCTATTGGTGACGCTCTTGGGAAAGCTCGTTCGACAGTCCGTTCGTGGATTGTGTCTGGCCCGTATCCTTTCGATACCACTATTCCTAAGCCTGCTGATAAAAGCTACGTCCGTCGACGCCCCATCTCTCCGGGCATTTCTCCTACCGACAAAAGTCGCCTTGCTAAGCTTGCGCCTATTGCCCGACGCTATCGGGCTAGACTCGCTCCCACGCATAGCGCTACACTTGCTAATAACGAACTTACGGATTTAACTCGCGCTCTCCACGCCACAGGCGTATCCATTCAACAACTTGCTGATGCCACGGGTGTCACATATCGTGCCATGTATAGAAGGGTCAAAAATGTCCGTTAAGTACGACCTTTTCCCCGCGTATGTTGCTATTCTTCCTTCCGATGACCCGACCCCTAATGACAGTATGTCTTCGGGTCCACAGAATCCTAGACATGCGAGGCATTTGGATAAGGCTCGGGTTGTGGTGTACCAGAATCGGATTATGATTGCTGTTGATAGTGATGAGGGCCCCCGAGTTGTTTTCCAGGAGAAGTACGACATCCCAATGTTTACTAGGTCTTCCTCGAGGGACGTTGACTCTTTCCTGACTACCGTTTCGGGAAAAAAGCTATCCTTCCGACGTAACGATGCCTGCGGGTGTGGGTCTCGTTTGAGAAGTTGGAATCCGTATAACACTCTTCATTCAAAAAACGACCCTACGGAGTAGACACATGACCTTGACCTTTGTTGCGCTGGCTGTGCTGAGTGCGGCTACCTATCGAATCTCGAAATTCTTTATTGAAGATTTTTTGTTCAACGGAATCCGTGAAAAAATTTTTACAAAATTTTCGCCCGAGACTTCTAAGATTGGCTATTTTTTTACGTGTTACTGGTGTATGAGTATGTGGATTGGAACAGCTCTTGCACTCGGTTATATACTAAATAGTAATGTTATGCTTGTAGTCTGCCTCCCCTTTGCGCTTTCCGCAATTGCAGGCATTATTAGCGATGTGAAGTAGGAGAAGCTGTGGGTGTTTTTCGTAAAGAGTCCGTTGCAGTACCTGCTCCATACTCCACCCCTCGCGCTTTAACGGCAGCAGCTGCCCAGGTTCGTCTTAATGATAGGGCTGAGGCTGAGCAGTTTAAGTCCCGGCGTGCGTCTTCTGTTAGTCAGTGGCAACAGGAGGCGTGGGAGTACTACGACGCTATCGGCGAGATTAAGTACGCTTTTAGTCTTGTTGGTTCGGTTGTTTCTCGCGTCCGCCTTTACGCTGCAGTAATTGAAAACCCAGCTAACGCTCCCGTTTCAGTTACGGACTCGGACACTATTGACCCTTCGCTTGCTGAGGCAGCACAACGTGCTTTGGCGAGACTTGATTCTGCATATGGCGGACTGGCTGGACTCCTTCGGGACGCAGCCCTCAACATTCTTGTTGCTGGTGAGTGCTATCTGATTCAGACTCCCGAGCGCATCGGCTCCAGCCTCCCTGAGACGTGGGACATTCGTTCTGTTGATGAGCTTAAGATTGACGGTCGCGGTCAGTACATTATTTCTACACGTAGGGACTTGAGCGCGGCTAACGTTGTTCCCGTTCCTAAGAACTCTTTTGTTGGACGTATCTGGCGTTCACACCCCCGCTATTCTGATGAGCCAGATTCTAGCTTGAAGGGTATATTAGACCTTTGTTCCGAGCTGCTTTTGTTGAACCGTACTTTCCGCGCTACTGCCCGTTCGCGTCTGAACGCTGGTGCCCTCTACCTTCCCGACGGTCTTTCCGTTTCCGCTGGTCCAGAGAACGACTACCAGTTCGAAGATGAGATTGACATCACGAACCCGACTCCTGAGGAGGAGGAAGACGAGTTTGAAGAGCAACTGATTGATGCGATGACGACTCCTATCTCGGACGAGTCCTCCGCTAGTGCTGTTGTTCCTCTCATCATTCGCGGACCTGCTGAGCTTGGGGATGCTATCAAGCAGTTCAAGTTTGAGCGTTCTTTTGACCCAGCGCTAGCCGAGCGTTCTGACCGTGTTCTCGAACGCATCCTCCAGGGTCTTGATGTTCCTAAGGACATCGTTACGGGTCTTGCGAATGTTCGCTACTCGAACGCTATTCAGATTGACGAGAGCCTTTACAAAGCCCACATTGAGCCTCTGATGCTTCTTATTGCAGACGCTCTCACGGTTGTGTATTTTCGCCCCTACTTGCGTTCGCTCGGGCATGAGGATGCGGACATTGACCGCCTTGTTATTTGGTATGACCCTTCCGCTGTTAGTACGCGCAACGACCGTGCGATGGATGCGGACTCGGGCTTTGACAAGATGGCGGTTAGCTACGGTGCGTGGAGACACGCACACGGATTCTCGGAGGCAGACGCTCCTAGCCCAACAGAACTGGCTATGAGGTTAATGATTCAAAAGGGCATGATTACGCCCGAACTGACGGAAGCACTTCTTGCAACTTTTGCCCCCGAGGCAATGACGGCTGTGCGTGATTCTGTTCAGTCTAAGAGTGACACCCCTGTTCCGACCGAGGTTGAGCAGATTCTTGAGCAACAGGGACCACCTGCAGAAGGGGGAGACGAATCCGCACCTCCTGCTCCTCCAGGAGAAGAACCACCTATCCCGCTAGCCGAGCCAGAAGCATAAGGTACCCCAGTGTCTAATTTAAACTTTGTTATAGACTCTTTGACGAGTGACGAGAATACACTTGTTGCGAGTGTTCGCAAGACTGACCCTTCTCAGAAGACTTTGATGCAGATTCTCAGTGACGAAGCTGAGCAGTTTAATCAGACGTTGCCAAAGCAACTACAGGCTAGTAAGAACGAGGTTGCTCTTCTTATTAGGCGAGAGCAGGATAATGGACATCCTGTTGCCATGCGTGCCGTAGGGCAGTACTTTAATACTCTCGAGAACCCGGATACTTTAACTCCTACGGAGCACAGGGATTTGCTTCCTAAGGGGCACCCGTTGTCTACAAGGTGGGTTTCTTCTTTTAAGATTCGTAGAGAAGTTGCACAGTTTTTCACTACGGACAAAAGAATCCCTGAAGGGGAAATACGCACCCTTGTTGCCTCCGCTCTTGTGTATGAGCCTGGCTCTGCTCAGCGCATGTTCTATGAGGAGGTCATTACCTTGAAAACAAGGAGCCTGCCCATACTTGCTATTATTGAGAGGGCTGATATACTGATAGAGGAAAGGAAGAAAAGAATTAATGACTAAATTAACCACAAAAATCATCAACAAGGCTCTGTACTATCGACTGACTAAGGCAACGATGGAAGAGTATCTCGAGGTTTACCCCATTGAAGATGAAGAAACTCTGGAGTATTTCAAGGGTTTTTGGGCAAGGCTAGACAAAGAGATTTCTGAGACTAAACTACCACCAGGCGACTCCTGGGATATTCCTGCTGAGTGGTAAGAACACCTAAAAGTATTTGTACTAAACTTATTTAGTACACATTTTGACCTAGGAAAGAAGCCTGAAGTGAGCCAAGGACGTGACGTGCTGAAGGCCCTAATCGCGGCTATTAATCCTTTTGCTGGTGGGAACTCTCGGCTTGCTCGTTCTCTTCGAGCCCGCAAACAACCTCGTGACCGCAAGGGTAGGTTCATTCGGACTGGTTCTGGTGTTAAGTTTGATATCAGAATTGGTGGCAAGGTTGTCCCTCTTACTGCACGCTCTGTAGGTTCTGCTTCTCGCGAGGGCTACATTCAAATGTATGTTCCGGCAGGCGACCCCAATCTACCCGCAGGATTCTACGAGGTCGAGTCTGGCAAGGGTATGCTTGTTCAGGCGGTTATTGATGCTCCTGAAGTTGGGGACTCTAGTGTCTCAGTTACAGACAAGAACATTATTGACCTTGAAAGTATCAGAACCTCTGACTCTCCCGAGGGCTGGGACTTTGAACCTGGCGAAAATGGCGAGGACCGTTGGGTTAGTCAGGATGGAAAACTTGAGATTCTTGATAACTCTGAGACGGGGAAAATTGAGCTCAGTGAAAATGGCAAAAAGATTTCTGAGCATGCTGAAGTTCCCGACGCTTTTGTAGCGTCTGACAAGCGAGACATTGAACAGTCTCTAACAAAAAACTCTAAGACAGTTGTTGCCCGCCTCCGTGCCAACCTCGATGATGCTGAAACGGCTAAAGACGCTGGCCCAACAGATGCCAAAAATGCGAGAGAAGCTCTCGACAATGCTCTTTTTGATGACCCAGATTCCGAAGAAAAACTTGCGCTTGTTGATTCAGAGGCACCCGACCCAGAGAGCATGGGTGAGAGCGTACAGCTTTCCCCAAAGGACCTCGCAGACATGCGTAGAAGTCCGCTTACCTCTCAGCACCTTAATGAAGACGGAACTTTTACCGAAGAGCGCCAGGCTTTACACGATGAAATAATCCGCAGGGCCTTAGAGGGCTCAACCCCCGTTGAGAACCCTACTCAGTGGATGAATGGTGGCGGTCCTGGTTCCGGGAAGAGCTCACTCACTGAGGGTGTCAACAAAGAGCTTACGGGTTATGACGAGAACTCCGTTCTTCTTGACCCTGATGAGGTTAAGCGCGAACTACCTGAGGTCCAGGAGGCTCTTGCTCGGATTGAGGCTGGCGAGGCTACTGAGGATGATATTGAGTGGGCTGGTCTTAGCCATGAAGAGAGTAGTTACATTGCTAAGCGTATTCACCTCGCTGCTCTTGAGCGCCACCACAACGTTATTTTTGACGGTACAGGCGATGGAAGCGTAGACAGCGTCCGTAAAAAGGTCGAGCTTGCCCGGAAGAATGGCTATAAGCGCATTGAGGCTAACTACCTGTATCTGGAGCCCGATGAGGGCATTAAGCGTGCCAAAGAGCGTCAGGCTAAAAGTCACCGTAAGGTTCCTACTAAAGTCATCGAGGAGACCTACCAGACCGTCTCTAGTATTTTTCCAGAGCTTGCAGAGTCTGGCATTTTTGATACGCTTCGTTTGTTTGACAACAACCAGGAGCGTGGTGTCACTGCCAAACTAATTTTTGAGCAGGTTGATGGTGATACTCAAGTTCTTGATGACGACGCATACGACAGGTTTCAGAAGGCTCGCCCTACCGGGGGTGCGCCACCCCCACCAGTTGAAGAGGTCGTGGAGATTTCAGCTCCAGAGGCACCGACGACACCAGAAGCCACGTTGCCTGACGGCGAGGACTCCCCACAGCTCCCCCGTATAGAGCGAACTCTTGACGAAGTCAACGCGGAACTTGCCGAGTTAAATGAGCGGATGCGCGAGCTAGAGGCGTCTGGGGCGGACGTCACGACTCCCGAAGAGTTTGATGCGCATGTCCAAGAGACGATAGACCTCCTAGCTGAGATTGACGAAGTCCAAAATGAAAGAGTTCCTCTTGTTGTCAGAGAGGCCATGAGACAGGCAGTTGACAATCGGGACAGAGATACGCTAGAGTCGCTAAACACATCTATTGATTCTGCCGAAGCCGAGAGTATTAGACTTAAGAGCAGAGGACAGGACGCATCTGAATCTGAGGAAAGATACCAAAATCTTATTGCCCAAAGAGATGCCTTACTAGAAAGAAGAGAGAACAATGTCGGAGAAATTGGACCAACAACTGACAGAAGACCAGCGGGAACAGTTCCTAGCGGTGTGGAAGGAGCGCCGTCCCGAAGTGCTCGAGTGGAGCGACAAGGAGATACTCTACGCGATGTTTCTGGGAATGTAGTTGCCACCAGGATTGATGGTCCCTCTAACGCAAACGAAATAGATGCTGACGGTAGCAGGCTTGTAGAACTATTCGAGGTCAACTCCGACCAGGCAGAGCTTTTTAGGGGGGCTCTTCAGTCCAGTGTGGACGCCAGTGAGCACGGTAGCTCTGTTACCGTCCACGACTTGGAGTATTACCAGCAAGACGGGGTCCGTATGTTCCTCACCCAGGATGGGCTGGGTGGAGTCGTTCTCAATGGAGATGAAATAGTCTCCGGCTTCATGCACCCCGGGGCTTCTGACCGTGGACAGGGTGCCATTATCTCTATGGTCTCTAGTATGGTAGACCGCGGCGGTCGCCGTCTGGATGCTTATGACACTGTGCTTCCTGACTTTTATGCCGAAGCTGGGTTTAAACCCGTTGGCAGGATTAAGTGGGATGACGCAGAGGCGCCTGAGGGTTGGAATTACGAGCTATATAGCAGGTGGAATAATGGTCGTCCCGACATTGTATTTATGGCATACGACCCTGAGCGTGTTGGGTCTGACTATAACAATACCGAGGGCGAGTTACTAAGTGACTATGGACGCGGTGAGGTACTTCAGCGGGAGGTTTTGGCAACTCTGGATGATTCTACAGTCTCTGAGATTTTGGAGGAGAGGAATAGTCTTTTTGCTGAGCGTCGTCGCCTTGCCCTGGAGGTTAACGAAGAGTTAAAGTCTCCTGACGGGCTTCTTCTTGGGGCAGTCCCCATCGGTGACCGTGGCGCTCCTGATAATCTTTCTCTTATCTACGCGCCTGTTGGTCAAACCGTTGAGGTCACTAATGACGACGGCACAAAACGTCGCTATAAGAAAGTTTTTACTGGTCTTTGGAAGCGCGTTGATGACCCCACAGACTTAAAGCGTTACCGCTCACACCAGATTCGAACTGGTTTTATGGAGTACGTCCGCCCTAGGGATGACGATAGTGTTTCTCCTAGTATTGCTCCTAGCCCCACAACCAGCGCTCCCGTAGCTGTCCCTTACTTTTTTCCTCCCAATACCAGTAAAGAAGAGCTCGAGTCTTTAAGAGAGTCTTACCAGCGCCAGGTGGGTAGCTCAGACAATGCTGTTGACTCAGAGCGCTCTGCAGCGACCGTTCGGCTTATTGACCGTTTGTTGGCGTCTCGGGGGGGAGAGATTCTAGACAACACTCCTGAAACTCCGGATAATACGCCTAGCCGTAGAATGGGTGCGCCTCTTCTGCCTGACAACTTGCCAACTTTGGGTAAGAGCACTGAGCCGTACACTCCAGGACAGGTTGATGTTCCGGGCGCAAGTGATGACCCTGCAGTAATTGCTAATACTTTCCGTGAGGTTGACCTTAAGAATTCTTACGAAATGGCTCTTATCACCAACTCAGACATGGTGAGGACTAACTTTCCTCCTGCTGAGGACGAGATTTTTGGGGCAGAAGTTAACTTGCCTATTGACGCTGTCCGTGATGCTTTGCAACTCATGGGCATTGACACAAATCAAACCGTAGAAACGATAGAGACTATTGAGCAGAATCGGGGCGAAGAGAGCACCGACCCAGTAACAACTGCAGACATTGAAGAATATAACTTTAATCAAAAAGAGCTCGAAAATCTTTATGGCTCATATGAACAACTTCGGAGCGCTAGAGCTTACGCTGTATCATCCGGACAGCCCGACTCTAGCATTGCCAATGTTGATGAAAGAATGCGTGCCCTTCGGGAAAGAATTCGTAGGCTTGAGTCTCAAGGTTTAAGAATTACTGAGCGTCCTGAGACAGTTGATGTCGGCCAGTTCAGGTGGGATTCTAGTGACCCAGACATTTACCGTCCAGGGCTTGTCATGGAGGCCCTCAGGAAGAAGTATCCAAACGCTACAGAAAACTCAGATGGTGAGTTGGTTATTGGAGAAGCCGAATACACTGTCGCCAACGGCAAAAGATTTAAGTACGAAGCAGTCATCACAAAGACGGACGACGAGCTTTTCTATGTGTACATTCGAGAGACGAACTTGGGGGAGGAGGACCCAGCTAAGCGTTTCCGCTCAATTCGTTATGGTGAGATGCGTCACTCTGCTAGGGCTGTTAACATCCAGGCAATGAAGGCCCTAAAGAAAATTGACAACAGCGCTGGTGGCTCTAACATTCACTCTTGGTTCAATGACCGCAGACGCGCCCGTGAGGGACGCGCAGCTAAGTTTGATGTGGCTGATGCCCAAGGGATGCCCCATCACATTCGGGATATGGTGTTGACTCGTGAGTCTATCCGAAAGATTCAAGAAGCCGTTGATGAAGATGGCATCACTGAAGAGATGGTTACAACTCTTTATAACTACATCAACAACTTTGGTAATAACGCTAATGTCATGCTCGCACTTTATGACACGTTTGGTCTTGACACTCCCACCTTGAACCGCTTTGTTGATGCTACTAACCAGCACATCCATGAGCGTGACGGACTCAATACTTTTTCGCTGTGGGAGTCTGATAATGGCACTCCGCTTGCCGAGGGTGACATAGTTACGTATACGGGAGACCCAAGTCAAACAGGCTTCGATAATAACGCTGGCCGACGAGCTATTGTTAAAATCCGTAGCTTGGAGCACCGCTCTGGTGGGTACACGTACACGGATTATGTACAGATTAAGTTTATTGACGATGACGATGTCCCTATTCCTGGAATAGATTATCTTGTTGTTTCTTCGCACAATCTTCGCTTGGACAGAACTTTTGGAAACACTGATGGCTCTGAGCGTCGAGGGCCTAATGCAATCTCTACGCCACTGCCTGTCTTGACTACTCGCGCTGGGAACCGCTATGCGGGACAGGGCCGACTGGGTAGTATCTCTCCTTACGTTACGGAGTATGACCGAGACACGATGGCAAGTCCGACAGTTGAGATTGACGGGGTTAAGTACCCTGTTCAGGCGTCTCGTCAAAGCTTGGTTGGACCAGACTTAACAAATATTGTTGCTCGCCCTGGGGATATGCAAACTGGCGATTTTATTATGCAGTTTGACCCCACATTTAGCTCTAGGCGTTTGGTTGAAGTTGTCAACGTGGAGACTCTAGAGAGTGGAAACGTTCGTCTTACACTTGTTGAGCCTATCAATATTTCATCGGCACGGGTGTCTCAAACAGAATTTGACGCTAATTCTACGCTAGCTATTGATGCGTACCGCAAGGACCCTAACTACGCTCCTGAGAGCGGACTTACTATGAGCCACGTTGGGCGCTTGGCTGAAACTGTGCGAACCACTAATATTGACGCACTTACCCCTAGGAGCCGGGAAGTTATTCGGGGAATTCTGGGTAGCGCTGATGCAAGAGGCATTGAGAGTGGCGAGTTCACTCTTGAGGACTACAATGATGCGTTCCTGGATATGCTGGATAACCAGAACAATGAGCCGAGGGGTCCGGTTTCACTGGCGGAGGCTCGCAGGGCAGTGGAGAATGCTTCAAACCGTGGACTACCCGACGGTGACGCATTTTCTTCCATAAATTCTGTACGTGACGCTTCCGTTTCTCGGGGGGCAGAGCTGGGTGTTGATACTGGAGTAGAGACCCTGCCCTCTCAAATTATCCCGGAGGGCCCGCCCGTTCTAGAGACTCTAATTCCCGCTAATCTTCAGCAGGGTCCTTATGGCCCCAATGCTGGTGTGGTTGAGGGTGTGGATAGGGCTAGGATGGTAGAAATCCTGAGTATGCCAAAGAGTGTAGCCAGAACAAGAGCCTTTAATACAATTATTCGTGCTTCTGTGGGAGATAAGGTCTTTGGCAAACGATTCACTTTGAGGTTCTTGAGCTCTGACATCACTGCTAGTAGCATTAAGTGGAACTCTAGAATAGTTGACCCCGTAACGGGCTCAGATGTCGGTAGAGTTGAGAGAACTTACAGACTTCTGGCTGATGGAACTATCGATGTTCATCACGACTATGTTTGGCTCTCTCGTGATGAAGACACTGGGACTGGATTTGCTTCTGAGTTTTACCAAGTATCAGACAACTTCTACAGGTCAATTGGCGTGGATATCAACACGATGCAGACTGCCAGAGATGGTTCGTATGCTTGGGCAGCAGCCAACTTTACGTGGGCTAGCATGGCTGGAATCTCAACGATTATTGCCCGGTTGTACACCAAAGCAAAAGATTACGATTCCACGAGCCCCGAAACCGCACTTCAACTGAGGCAGATGGCCGTTCGTCTTGGTGCCCCTGAGGGGTATGAAAACGTACCTGAGAACGAGAGAGCGGCCAGGCTTCGGGATGCCCTGAGAACTTTGTCTATGTCTACTATTCAAACCTCAGCAGACTATCCAGACCCCGTAGATATTGCAATGCTTCTCGACCCCGATGATGAGCAGAAGAGGGCGGAACACGCTCGGGAGCAGGGGCTACTACCGGAAAGAGAGAGAAAAAAGTATAAAACTCTGGGAAGAGAGATTCTCCAAGAAACTGGCTGGAATGCTATTCGATACCTAAACCCAGAGCTGGACCCCAGACCAGAAAACAGAAAAAACAAGAAGTCCCTCAAGGATATTCGAAAAGAAGAGGCTGTAGAAAAGGCCAAAAAAGAATTTGAGGAAGCTGAAAAGGCTAAGAAAGATAGAGAGCCCACCCAAGAGCCCCCCCAGGGTAAAAAAATTACCAGTCTTAACGACGTAAGTAATGCCCAACCTGGCGATGTTCTTCGGGTTACTGAGTTGGGCTCTGGGGGAATATACATAAAGCAAGAAGACGGCTCGTGGGATGAAATTTATTTTGGTAGTGCAGCTTCTTCTTTTAGAAGTGGCTACACCGATGAGGATTTGGATATCCGCGACACTTTTACTGATGAAATTAGAGAAGCACAAATTTTTAGTACTCCTGAAGGTAAAGAGTATTATTCCCGTTATATGGCAGGAACTTTAACACTAGAGAACCCCACGAAAGAAACCTTAGAAAAAGCTCTAAGAGATGGTGACATTGCCACTCTGGACGGCCTCTACAGAGGAAATCTTTTGGGCAATGGTCAGAGTAAATTCGGAAGAAATAACTTTACGCTCAAAGTAAATTCTTCTGGATTCGAAAGCAGGGGCATAGATTACGACGTTTACGAGGTCTCGGGGGATATCCTAGATGAGAATGGTCAGAGGGTAGGACCTTTTAGGCGAGAAATACGAATGATGCCTGACGGCAAACTTGTGGTGTACCACGGCATACTGAAAATTGAGGATGACAGATACAAGAGAACTGGTTTTGGGAAGGATTTCACAAAACAGAGTGAAGCTTTGTATAGGCAGATGGGTGTCGACACAATTAGACTCCACTCAGCGTGGGATGGGAGCTACTTCTGGGCTATGCAAGGCTATGAGTGGGACCTTGAACACGCTAACGGAAGTAAGTACGAAATTTTGGGTAGTGTCCCTGGCAACCTTCAGTTAGCTCTAGAACAAGCTAAGGGCGATGGTCGCGACGAGGATGTCGCAAAGCTTGAAGATATAATTGATAGACTGGCTGGTTTAGAGATTGACGACCCCAACTTCCCTTCTCCGAGTGAACTTGCTGTGCTTAAGAGTCAAGACCCTGCGATGAACGATGATGGTAGTGGTGGGAACGGTAAGTGGATGCAAGACATCCTTAAGAACACGGGGTGGCATGGAAAGAAAGAGTTTGGGGGGGACGAGGACCCTGAGGGGGTGTCGGGAGATGCGGGTCCAGATAGCGACTCAGGTGGTGATGGTGGCTCAGACGGAGGTGGAGGACCCAGCGGGGACGAAGACTCTCCAGATGAGGGTAGCTTCGTCTCGTATACGAGAGCAGACCTTGATGCGTTCTATGATGATGTTGACCAGGGAAGTTCTCTTTCACTTCCCGCACAAAATGCAGTAGAAATGTACCAAGTGGGCGGTGGCGGTGGCGATTCTCGGTATGAAGAAATTAACAGGGGACTGCGCAATGGTGATGAGGACGTTGTTAACTCTTCTATAGTGGGGGAGTTAGATGAAGCCACATCGGGCGGTGCTGAACTGACAAGAGATGTTTTTTTATGGCGAACCATTAGGTTGACCATAGATGACCCGAGGGCTGCCGAGTTGAGTAGTCTGAGCCCAGGTGATATCATTGAGGATGGTGGCTTTGTCTCAACCACAGCAGACCTGGATTGGGCTGTAGATTTTTCAAGAAGGTACAACTCTTCGGTGCTTCTACAAATCGAAGCACCTGCTGGGACAACAGGAGTAGTACCTTATCAGTACACGAATCAACTTAGAGATGAATATGAATTTATTCTTCCTAGGACTACTAGGTTTGAAGTAATATCGGGTAATCCCAACACGGGAGCTATAAGAGTGAGGATTGTATAATGAGTGAACAAGAAGAGCGTATGGACAAAAAGTTTGCAGTTGACTCTGAAAGTATAAAGATTACACCTGCTCAGGGGGAGCAAGAAAGCTCAGCACCGGATGATACGGAAGGAGATAAGTAAATGAAGAAAACAATAATGCAGTCGACAATTAAAGTCGAGGGAGAGTACGCCGTTGAGATTGGTGACTACGCTGTCATAATTGGTGAGACGGATGGCTATGTATATAGGAAACCCTTCCCGGAGGGCTGGACTGTAGAGGAAAATCAGACTGACGGGAAGATTGAAGTTGACGAAGACCTCTTAGACCAAGCCGAGATGACGGGCACTTCTGCAGCCACTAACGCCGAAGATTTAAGAGCAATTACTGAAGGGGGAGGCGACCCCACCCAAGCAGTCAATGAGGACGGCGACGGACTTTGGATTGTTGAGCAAGAGGCAGAGGAGTACGACAGACAGAATCCTGTGGCCCCCCAAAAAATTGTGGTCAACGCTAGTGTAAGCTTAGATGGAAAACTTGGTTGGGAATATTTCCCCGGCTACTACCTGTTTGAGGACGATAAATTCTACTCCCCCTATTCTAGGCCACCAATTTCAAAAGATGAAATTGAGCCTGCAGAAGGGGAATTCACTGTAGATTCTTACAGTTACATTGATGCCACTTCAAGCGCTGAAAAGCTTGGATTTGTAGCTGAGGCAGAGAAACTTGGGGTTGAGGGCTACATTGATTAAGAACGCCAAAAAAATATTTTATGCGGGCCTCGGAGTTCTTGAAAGAGTGGACGAGCCCACGGCGCCTCTTGCTATTAAATATGCTGTAGAAACACAAGACGGCAACATTGAGGTGGAGTATGTCGATGAAACTCAGGAGTCATTTCCTCCAAAACAGGGTAGTATAGAACAGTATACTTACGGAGTTGTGCTGTTCTCCACAGAAGCAGGTGAAGAGTACGTAATCCGTCAGGTTACAGACTTAGACGGTGAGTGGATTTCACAGTTAAAAATTCCACTCCCTGTAGTGGCTTTGCAATATTTACTCATACAACCAGAGGAGACTCTCAAGATGGCCTATCTTGAAGATGAGCTTGAGAAGCTCATTGCACTAAAGTCCCCCGAGAGCGATGACATTATCTCCATTATGTACCTGAACAGGTACGGAGCTTTTGTTCGCATCAACGAAAGCTGGATTTCTATAGCTCCAATAGATACTAGCCTTGATGGGACTGTCCCCTTTAATGTAAAAGCGGACACCGCCGAAGAGTTTATTACTATGTACGACAGTGACGCGCTCAGCTATGAGCAAGCACAAGAGTACCTCTCCCCCGTTAGGTAGTAGGGTCGATGACAAAATTTCTTGGTGCCTCTGGCGCTCTTATGCTTTATACAAGTGGCGCTTGGGGTGTTGTTGTTGACTCTGAGGTCGGTCTTGTTGTTGCCTCTGGTGCATCAGGAATCCTTACTACATCTCGCAAGTGGTCTTCTAATGAGTTACAACCCACGGAGGAAACTAACGAACTAGCAGAAGCAAGTTTGGGTGGTCTTGTTGCTTCGGGTAAGGGCTCGAGTAGCAAGTACACCGTCCCTAAGTCTGTCAGAGCCGAAGCTAAAAAAGCTTTAGAGTGGCGTAAAGAAGAAGACAGGGGCGGTACTAAGGTTGGACTAAACACCGCCAGAACTCTTGCTAGTGGAGACCAAGTCGGAGTCGAAAAGATTCGCCACATTGCCAAGTATTTTCCCCGCCACGAGGTGGACAAAAGAGGCAAGGGCTACAAGCCCAAAGAAGACGGGTTCCCCAGCAACGGGCGAATTGCGTGGGCTTTGTGGGGTGGTGACGCTGGGTGGCGTTGGGCTAAAGCTGTCGTTGAGCGCGAGGAGAAAAAAGCTCTTACCGCTACGGGTTATGATTTGGGAGAAGAGCCTCGAAAAGGCATAGAGGTTGAAGAATTTACGTATGACGACGCCCCAGACTATATGTCTGAGTTTGTTGCTCGGGTTAAGCTTGATGGTTCTGGGATGGACCGACTGTATAAAATAGATTCTGACAACAAATGCCTGGTGTGGGATGACGGACGCTGGGACGATTTGGGAATTGTTGAGCCTACGATTTGGGACTATGACAAGGCTCTTGATGAAGAAGAAGTTGCATCAACCCACCTCACTATTGACCCCGAATCCGCGATTATTATTGCAGCTCGTCTTTTTGTTGCGCCCTATGGGACTGTTACTGTTGAGGATATTGATGAGTACGAGGCTGGGCTTGCTGTAGCTGCGATTGAGGATGAGGACTGGGAGTTTATTGACAGGACTCTGATGGCTTCTGGAACGGCAACATTCCAGGGAGAAGAGCCCGCTGAGGGTGATGCGGAGTATACACCTGAGGAGCGCTCAGAGAACGCTTCTAAGCAGGTACGCAACAAGCAGGGTAGGTTTGCAACAGCAGGCTCTCGGGTTGTGGTAGGTAATGACCCCACCCGTGGTTCTGGAATTATTACTTCCGTTGACCCCAGCACGAAGAGTGTAAATGTTAAACTAGATAACGGTAACGAAGTTACTGTTCCTGGCAACACTGTTGAAAATGAGTCTAACTACGACAATCAAATCAACAAAGACATCAAGCAGATTGATACTTCTGGAATCCTTGGTGAGCCAAGAACTCCTATCAACCGTTCTGTTGCTCAGTTGCCTGGGACTCTTCCCGCTATGGGCGTTAAAGACATACAGGGTATGCTGTCTAACTGGCCAGCATGGGTTAAGTCTCAGAGAGACTCTTTCACTCCACAAGCAACTCCGAGCCCCACCAAAGTTCAGAAAAAGGGTAGTGGACCCAACCTTGATGTTGGGGACTACGGTCGCAAACTACAGCAGGAGACAGGTAAGTCTCTCACTACAGACGCTTATGACCACCCACTCCTGAAGGACTGGCTCAATAAAAAAGATGGTGCCGGATTCTCTCCCAACCGTCTTTGGTATAACCCCATCACTGCCAGTGCCGATGAAAAGCTTGTTAGCCCCGACACGACAGATGTACAACCCGTGTACATGGCTGTTGTTGATGCGGATGACCCTCGCGCTGTTTTGAATTTAATTAGTCTTGTTCCTGCAAGCACAGTTTCTACCTCTCCTATGGTGTACACCAGGGACCAGGGCAAGTGGGCTCGTGACCCGAAGATGCTTGCTGACTTGAACTCGCCTACACCTCCCCCTGTTGTGCCTCTTGACTCTGAGACATTGAATGATGTCATCACTCAGGTTGATGCTTCTCAGGGAGTTACAGCTTCTATTGCGCTAACAGTTCTGTTTGGTAACGACCCCATCACCGCAGGAATTTATGGTACTGAAGAAGAGAATATCGCTCAGAAGCTCCGTCAGTACTGGATTGCTGGTCCAGGTGCGAAGGAAATTCAGTGGGGTGTTGGTGGAGATTGGTATCGCTGTGTTCGTCAGCTGGCTCCCTACCTGGGCGTTCGGGCTAAGGGCTATTGCCAGATGCTTCATAAGAATGCACTCGGCTATTACACTTCTACGCACGCTCGAATGGAGAGGGCTAAGCTCGGGGACTTTGATGCTGGGGTGGAGACCTTAGAGTTTACTAAGGTCACTGCAGAAGACATGCAGACCCCTCTCAAAGATATTATTGCTCGAGAAGACACTGTCTCTGGTGACTTTGAGATTGACGCAGACATTGCTGTGCTTCTGTCTGACATCGAGGCTTTGGACTACTCAGAATATTCTCTTGTAGCTGCTGGTGGGGCTGACCGCAATCGTGGTGGCGCAGAGAATCTTCGTAAGTATTGGACTGTGGGCAAGGGTGGTGCAAAGATTCGCTGGGGAACTGGCGGAGACTGGACGCGCTGTGTCCGTAATCTTCGCAAGTATCTGGGTCCCCGCGCCAAGGGTTACTGTGCACTTCGCCACAAAGAAATGAATGGCGTGTGGCCTGGAGACCGACGCAACACAGAAACATCAGTTCTTGAGTCGTCAGAACTTCTCAACTATTCTGTTCCAGTTTTTTCTGTGGAGGAGATTCTCCGTGAGTCTGCGGAGAGGGCGCTTCTTGCCTCCGCGGGGGTTAGTGTCCGGAACTTCTTTATCCCTGAGCCGATTTACCGCACTCCAGAAATGGAGAAAGCTGTTGAGGAACAGAAGCCTGTTGATGTTCAAAAAATTAATATTGATGACTTGATTCCTACGCAAGACTCTGTTGAGGTGGAAAACATTGCTGAGGTTCTTGAGTCTTTGAAGCCTATTTCTGTGCTTATTACAGAGGATGGTCCTCTCTTGGTTGATGGACACCACAGGACAGCTGCGTACCGCCTTCGCGGTGAAGATGAGATTCCAGCCAATATCTATAAGATGCTGAAGAACGAACAAGAGCTTTATTACGAAGATTTTGGTTATAGCCCAGAAACTGACCTTTTTCCTGAGGATGAGGTTCTTGTTGCTACGGCTGGTTCTAAGCCTTCCCCTAAGAAAGACCAAATTAAGGGCTCCAGTAAGAATAAGGCGGGTTCAGCCTCTTCGGGAGCTAATGTAGACTTCACTGAAAAAATTGAAAAGGCGTTGTCCAATAAAGTAACAAAGCACAACGAGAAGGCAAAAGATGGTCGTAAGGCTAATCTCCGTACTCTGAAGGCTGTGTACCGTCGTGGGGCAGGAGCATTCTCTACTTCGCACCGTCCAGACCAGAACCGCAACAGCTGGGCAATGGCAAGGGTTAACGCATTCTTGCACCTGCTTAAGTCTGGGTCTCCGAAGAACAGCAAGTACGTTACAGATAATGATTTGCTTCCTGCAAGCCACCCTAAGTCCACAAAGGGTAGTGCCAGCTCTCTAGTTTCTGGGGCAGGCAATATGTATGGCGGAGGAAAGTTTAGTATTCCTCTTGTTATTCCCGAGGGTGTTGAGTCGGGGGATGGTCGTAAGTTTAAGCAGGGTGCTATTGAGATTCGTGAGCTTCCTCTTCCTCTATTGTGGCAGATTCAGACAGGCAATGGACATGATGGTTCAGTTGTTGTTGGTCGGATTGATGCCATGGAGCAGACAGAAGAGGGTATTGGAAATGCCTACGGAGTTTTTGACTCGGGGGCATACGGACAGGAAGCCGAAAGGCTGGTCCGTGCGGGCTTCCTTCGGGGAGTTTCTGCCGATATGGACCGCTTTGAAGCATCTGAAGAAGTTGAAGAAGCAAGTGATGATGATGACAAAGATAACAAAATCAAGAAAGAAAAAATCATAATCAGTAAGGCTCGTGTAATGGCGGTTACAATAGTACCTAAGCCCGCTTTTCAAGAGTGTAAAATTGTTCTTGTGAATGATGAGTACGAGGACACTAATCAGGAGGATACTATGATTCCCGACGGAATCTACATTGAAGACATTGAGCCCGCTGAGGCTGAGGCAGTTGTTGCTTCAGGTCTTATCGCTGGTTCCATCCCCGTGGCCCCGCCCAAGTCGTGGCTCACTAACCCGAACCTAACTCAGCCCACCCCACTGACTGTTACTGATGAAGGCCGTGTATACGGACATATCGCAGCATGGGATGTTGACCACATTGGTATGGTTGCAGGGACTAAGCCCCCTCGTAGCCGTAGCAACTATTCATATTTTCATACCGGAATTCTTCGCACAGAAGAGGGCGACGACATTGGAGTTGGTCAGATTACCCTCGCCGGTGGTCACGCAGACATTCGTGCAAGCGCCTCTGAGGCAGTAAAGCACTATGATGACACCGCTAGCGCTGTTATTGACGTGCGTGCTGGTGAGGATGCTTATGGTATCTGGGTTGCTGGTTCGCTACGCCCAGGTGTTACACCCGAGCAGGTTCGCGCCCTTCGCGCTTCATCTCCTTCAGGTGACTGGCGTCCCATTCGCGGTAGCCTCGAGCTGGTTGCCGTATGCCAAGTTAATGTCCCAGGATTTCCCATTGCTCGCGCCATGGTCTCGTCTGGACAGATTACTGCACTTGTGGCAGCAGGCGCTTCGGTTCTTGCCAAGATGCGTAGCAACCCTGTTCACGAGTTGGAGCAGAGACTCTCCAAGCTTGAAGAGAAGGAGCGTTTTGCTCTTATTGCTACCGCTCAGGCAGCTCGGGCAAAGTTCCAAGCTTTGCGCCCAGCCCCCAAAGAAGAGCCTATTGTTGCAGACGCTTTCTATGAAGAAGTCATACCTAGTTTGATTCCCATTCTGGAGAAGACTCTTGCTGATGTTGTTGCCTTTAGCTTTGTTGCTCAGGGGTATCACTGGAACGTCAAGGGTAAGAACTTCCCTCAGTATCACGAGTTCTTCGGTGAGATTTACGAAGAGGTTTATGGGTCGGTTGACCCACTTGCTGAGAACATTCTTAAGCTCGGGTATGACGCTCCGTTTAGCATCTCAGAGTTTGCTCAGATGAGTGCGATTGCTTCCTCGGGAACAAAAGATTCCTCATGCGAGGCTATGACTTATGACTTGTTCTTGTCTAACAGCACAATCATTGATGACTACAAGGAAGCTTTTGCTGTTGCAGATTCAATGAACGAGCAGGGTGTTGCAGACTTCCTCGCTGGTCGTATCAACATGCACCAGCAGTGGGCTTGGCAGTTGAAGGCTTCATCTATGCCTAAAGACATGCGCAAGGAAAGCTACTCTGAAGGTGAAGAGCCTCTTGAGATGATGTTTGCTATCTCTACTGAACTCCCCGAGATTGCAGTTCTTGCGGGAGGCAATGTTACACATGCTGATAACAGATTCCTTGCTTTCAGTGCGCTTAACGAATTTGGTAAGTTTACAGAGGAGAAGCGTCAAGCGCTTGCTAAAGAGGGCAAGGCTATGCCAGACGGTTCGTACCCCATTAGGAACGAAGATGACCTTAAGAACGCCACCACTACCTATGGTTTGGGCAAGTCTCCTAAAGAAGAGGTTAGTGCGCACATCACTAAGCGTGCTATGGAGCTTAACCGCGAGGACATGATTCCCGAGGGCTGGGCATCTTCTGACTCCGCTGAGGATTCCGAGTTTGCTGTCAAAATCTCTGACAAAGAGATGAAGAAGCTTGTCAAGGATGGCATTGCTATGGCTGATGGTTCTTACCCAATTAGGGACGAGCGCGACATGAAGGAGGCGGTTAAGACTTACAATCGTTCACCCCTGAGGGGTCGTATGGACATTCGCAAGCACATCATTGACAGGGCAAAAGCTCTGGGGCTGACCGCCATGATTCCTAAGCAGTGGGCCAACCCTAAGAACTCGTCTAAGGCGTATTCAATCGAAGAAATGCGGGAACGTATCTCAGAGTTAAGCGCCAAGCTGGAGAACTAGTGTCTAAAGAACTTCATGAGTTTATTGCCTCGGAGGACCTACGCAAGTTGGTCGACACGGTTGACCCCTCCATCAAAGAAGACGCGCTTGAAGAGGCTGAAAAGATTGAGGAAGAGGAAGATGTAGTACCAGTTGACTCTCCCGAAGGCGACACTCGTGAAGATGAGTATGACGAGACAGGCAAGAAAAAATACACTGCAAAAACTCAACCTCGAGATGCTCAGGGTAAGTTTAGGCTGGTTCTTGCACGTTTGAAACAGAACCTTGGTACTCGCGGAAATCAGCGCGTTATTGAGAAAATTCAAGAGGCTGAGAATCTTGATAATGCTGGTGACTACGCTGGCGCTGTTGAGGCCTCTTCGGACCTTATCGACACTGTTGACCGTCTTGACTCGGGTGCGCTTAATGCAGACTCTCTGGAGAATGTTCGGTTGGCAACATCAGATTTGGGCAAGGTAATATCTAACCTTCCTCTGCCGTTTGATAATCAAGCGCAGAAGATTAGGTACAGCGATTTACCTGCAACCCTCAAGACTCTCACTAAGAAATTAATTTCTCGAGTGGAAGAAAAAATCGGAGCAGAAGATGCCGAGATTGCAACACAAGAACTACGTGCATTTATGTCAGGTGCTGACGTCTATAGTCAAGCAGAAGTTTCTGCTCAACTAAACAGAATGCTCAGATTACTAACGTAAATTTAGTGTAGTATATAACTATAAATTAGCTGGTGTAGTGCCTAGCACAAATCTTTGTGTATTAGTCCCTATATCTTAGACTATTCGAACACACAAAGGCAAACCCTTGCCTTTGTGTCTGACTGGCCCAAAGGAGAAGTACAGTGGACCAAATCAAATCGCAGCTGGACAGGCTAGCTGACCTCGCCGACGAACAAGTTGACGAGCTCGAAGCTGGTATTGTCACTGAGTTTGAGTCGGTTGAATCTGGAGACACAACTCCCGAGTCAGTTGATGCCATGACAGCTCTTGCCGAGATGTTGGAAACCGTTCGAGCAGAGGGTCAGCGCCGTGTTGCGCAAGCTGAAGAGCTTGCTTCTCGCGCCGCAGAAGCCACTGCCCGAGTTAAGGGAGACAGTATCGAAGAAGCAGCAGCCACTCCCATGGACGAGGAAGAGATTCCTTCCGACGATGAGGCAGAAATGCCCGTTGAGGAGCCTTCAGAAATGGAGGAGCCTATGGAGGAAGAAGAGCCTGCCATGGAAGACGAAGAAGAGGACGAGGATAAGGATAAGACTATGTCCACAGCATCAACCGAATCGGAAAAGAACGAAGAGTTCACATCAGAATCCGACGAAACCGTTGTCGAGTCAGCTGAAGTTAGCGCCGACGTGGAGACCGAAGCTGAGGTAGCTGAAGCTACCCCTGCCGAAGAGCCCACCGAAGCTTTCTCAGCCGAGGAGACAGAACTATCTGCAGAGCCAGAGGAATCCCCCTCTGAGGAAGCAACAGAAGAAGCAGTTGTTGAAGAGTCAGCAGGCGAAGAAGTTTTCGCTGTTGAGGACGAAGCATCTGTTACAGAACCCGAAACAGAAACTAGTGAGCCAGAGGCTCAGGAAGAGGCACCCGTGACAGCCGCAGTTGATGGAACGATTGACGTTCCTGCTGACCGTCGCCCCGTAGCCCCCGCGACATATGCTCCAGTGGCAATCACTGCTGGTGCTGACATTCCGGGGCACTCGGCAGGTAGCACCCTTACCGACATGCACGCAGTTGCAGACGCTATGGAGAAACGTCTCCACAGCTTGCGTCGTGTTAACGGTGGAGATGGAGAACAACACATTGTTGCTTCTATCACCACGCAGTACCCCGAGGACCGTATGCTCGGTACTGACCCCGAAGAAAACCGCGCAAAGATTAGCAACGTTGTTGGTCCCCAGGCCCTTGTGGCTACTGGTGGCTTTGCCACACCTCTTGAGGTGCGCTACGACGTGTTTGGTCTCGGGACGGCTATCCGCCCCGTGCGCGACTCTCTTCCCCGTTTCCAGGCTGACCGTGGCGGAGTTCGCTATGTAACACCGCCTGTTCTTTCCGGCTATGCAAATGCTGTTGGTGTGTGGACAAACACTACCGACACCACTCCTGAATCGAACGTTAAGGCTAGCCTGACAGTTACCGCCGCTTCGGAGCAGACTGCCGTCACAGACGCTGTCACACTCCAGATGCAGTTTGGTAACCTGTTCACTCGCGCGTATCCTGAACTACTTGCTCGCCACAACGAGCTTGGTCTGATTCAGCACGCACGTGAGGCAGAGCAGAACATCCTCAGTCGCATTGCCACTGCATCTACAGCTGTTACGACCACCAGCCTTATTGGCTTTGGTCGCGACTTCTTGGTGCAGGTCAAGCGCTCTGCCGCAGCGTACCGCTCGCGCCACCGCATTGACCCCACGACTCAGCTCCGCGCAATCGTCCCTTCTTGGGTTTACGATGCAATGGCTGCAGACCTGGCTCTGGCTATGCCTGGAGATGGAACACTCTCCGTAAGCACCGCAGAAATCAATGGTTACTTGGCTAACTCCAACGTCACGATGGTTGCTTCGCTTGACCAGAACGTGTTTGGCTCTCAGGGTGCAGCTGCACTTCTTGAGTTCCCCGATTCGTTCTCGTGGTACCTGTTTGCTGAGGGAACATTCTTGTTCCTTGACGGTGGAACACTCGACCTCGGAATTATCCGTGACTCGGGTCTTGTTGGAACCAACGACTACAAAATGTTCGTTGAGACCTTCGAGGGTGTTGCCTTCGTTGGAACAGAGGCGCTTGTTATCACCTCGACCATTTCGGTCAACGGTGTTGCTGCGGCCCTGCGCGACACAACTGGTGGCGCATCCGCTGCCGCGATTGAGTACTAAACACTCAATCAAAACTCTGAAGGTTCCCCCTGGGCTTATGCCTGGGGGGAGCCCCAGAACACTAAGAAGAGGATTGCACACACATGGTTTCTAGAGGCGTTGTTGAACCGCTCAAACTTACCCCGTACCCTTATGGAGTATTCAGTGTAGCTCCTCCCACGACCCACACCTCTCGCGCATATGACGAGAAGTGGATTAGAGGTTTTTCACAACTATTAGACTCTCGCCCTACTGCTATTCGCAACTGGGATGTGACAAGTAACACTGAAGATGTAATTTACTCTCAGTCTTTGGCCAATGATGTTGCAAGATTTATTGAAAATATTACTCCGTTTTTTATTGAAGTTGAAGACAACGCTTCTACTCTTGGCTTGAATGGCGAGGACCGGTTTGCCCGTGTTCTTCGCCAGCTTGATGCTAGTTCTCAGAAAGCTGTAGAAACAGAACTCTGGCTGGGGACGATTGCTCAGGCAGAGTCGCTCAACAACACATACTTATGCGATGCTTCTACAGCCACTGTTCTTAATGGTGGGACAGCTCTTGAGGCAAAGAAAGCTCTTGCTATTTTGGAGCAATATATTGCTTCCAGTTCTCCCACAGGAGAGACAGGAGTTATCCACATGCCTAAACATATTGCTTCTCTTCTGGGTACTGCTATCGAGTTCGACAAGAAAAAAGAACACTTAGTTACCCGCTTGGGCACTCCTGTTGCTACGGGTGCAGGATATACGGGCGCTGGGCCTGTTGGACAGACTGGCGCTGCTGCCAGTGATACAAACAAATGGATGTACGCTTCTGGAACTACCAATATTCATCTCGGTAAGTCTGAAGTCGTCAACGATACATTGTCCCAAGGGTACAACGTGTCGGGTAATAAGAATGACATGAGAATAAAAGCTACACGGCCTGCGGTTGCGTACTTTGACACTTCGATACACCTAGCAGTTAAAGTCGACTTGTCGGTTTAACTGTACAATTATAATAACCAACAAGCTAAAAAAGGAGAATAGCTAACATGGCTACTCAAGATTATGCCGCTAGCATTCAGGGTGTGTCCATTCGTGTTACCCGCCTCAATGCATACGGAAACCTTCTCAACGGTCCCGGTGACAGCTACACCACCTCGGCCTTCATGCGAATTTCGTTCACCCCCGAATATGAAGAGGGCGATGAAATGACCGAAAAGTCTGCAAACGGTTCCGTTTGTGTGACTTACAAGTCTCCTGACACGCTAAAGCGTATCACTATGGAACTTGCTATCTGTGAGCCCGACCCTGAGCTTACAAACCTTATTTCTGGTGGTCTCTTGCTCCGCAAGAACCTCGGAACTTTCGCCAGCCCCAACAACCGTAGCATTGGTTGGGCCGCTCCTGCTGTTGGAGACGACCCTGCAGGTAACGGTGTGGCAATTGAGACTTGGTCTCTCGCCATCAAGGACGGCAAAAAGTCCGCAACACTGCCGTACTTCCACTGGGTGTTCCCCTATGTCAAGATGCGTCAGAGTGGCGACCGAGTTATCGAAAACGGTATGCTTGCCAACACCTTCGAAGGTTACGGCTTGGGCAACATCAACTTCGGTGATGGAATCGATGACCGTTGGGAGTTCCCAACAGCCGCCGAGCGTCCCTACTCCTACGCTCGCGACGACTGGGCACCTACCGGACGTAACGGCTTCTTCTCGTGGCACGGATTCATCTCGAACACCGTTGTTAACAAGGCTCGTCTTGCTAATGTTGCTACTCTTACGACTGCAACTGCGCACGACTTTGCACCTGGTGAAAAAGTTGTTGTTGCAGGCGCTGAGGTTAGCGAGAGCATCACAGCTGCGTCCGGTGATGGTACAACAGTTACCTACACTTGCGAAAACAGCTTCTCAGGTGGCCAAACAGTCACCATCTCGGGTTTGACACCAAGCACGTTTAACGGAGTCTTTACCATCGCTTCTGTAACTTCCTCTGCATTCACTGTCACATCAGTAGTGTCGGGAAGCTCGTCAGGAACTGGTACGGCTGTGTTTGACTCGATGTTTGGCTTCACAGGCAGGTATGAGATTGCTGGAACCCCAACGGCAACCACATTTACTTACTCAAATGCTGGTACTGACAGTGTCTCTGCTGCTGTATCCCCAGTTGGAACTGCGATTGTTGACCCAGACGCACGTGCTGTTAACACATTGCCAGATGCCAACGAGAGTGGTACCTACAACGTTCCTGGAAGCAAGGACTACAACGCTGACGATGCAATTGACTACGTCATCAGCTCTAACGAGGACCCAACCTCCTAATTAGCAGTTGGCTGAACGGGTGGCACACTGCATAAGTGTGTCACCCGTTCTATCTAAGGAGACATAAATGAGTACAGGACTTTGGGTTGCCGTATCCGATTTGGGCCCAGACTGGGAGAATTCGGACTACGCTGAAGAAGCGGTGCGCTCAGCCTCCTACATTATGTGGGCTTTGTCGGGGAGAAAGTACACGGGGCTATCGACAGTTACCGAGCGGTACATTAGATTTGCTCCGCTTATCAACACTAGACTTCTTCAAGAAGCTGCGATTCTTAATTCTCGCATTAATAAGACACTTGAGCTTGTACAACCTTGGGTGGCTGCTGAAACAAGAATTCGCCTCCGGGGGCAACCAATCAGAGAAATTAAGACGGTACGCAATGTCGGAGGAGACATTGTAAACCCCGATAGCTACTATTTGGTAGACCACTCGACCCTCCAGTTCTCTGAGGGCGCTTTGATTGTTCCCGCCGATATTGAGGTTAGCTACTCATATGGCGCAGAACCTCCTGTGCTGGGCAAGATGGCTGCTAGGCGTGTCGCTATAGAGTTTATTAAGTTGTGGACTGAGGACAGCGACTGTGCCCTCCCAGAGCGTATTACATCGGTATCTAGGCAGGGTGTTACATACACTGTCTTAGACTCGCAGGATTTCCTCGAAGAGATGCGTATGGGCATCTACGAAATCGACTTGTTCCTGAAGGCAAACAACCCCAACAAGGCCCAAAAGCGCTCAAAAGTTTTTTCTCCCGATATTCCTCGCGCAAGGCGTTATTCTCCTGAAACCCTGACATACCCAGTTTCCACCCAAGACATCGTTGTCTCTAAAAATGGTGGCTCAGTTACTTTGACTCTGGCGTCAATATCTGCAGAATTCCTTGTGGATGAGGCTGGCTGGACTCCCGAACTGATGATTAGAAGCAAGGGTGGGTCCAAATCTAAAATTCTTCCCGGAAGTTCTGTAGTTATCAATTCAGGCAATATCACCCTGACAGTGCCCTATAGAGAAGCATATTTAATTTTGACCCTTGTTAATTCTGGAACGTGGGACTTGTATGCAAACAAAGATGGGGCATCAACCTACATTGAATCGGGTAACCTTACAGTAGACATGACAATCTGACGTAAGGAAGTCCCATGGCAGTAGATATTGATATTTACACATTAGATTTGGACGAGTCTGCTCTTGATTTAGTAAACCTGCTGGACGGGGTGCTTTCTCGAGTTGTCGCTCTTTTTGAGTCTTATGGCGTACCCGTGCCTAGACGTCGATACTGGACCATGACAACACCAGCCATTGATTGCGAACAGCTGGTGGTCTCATTCACTCAAATGTATCTGGGCCCTCCTGGAGACGAAGCTTCCACCCCGCAAAGATGTAATCAGCCCAGAACTGCAGTTATGGAGATTATGGTTACACGGGCTATCCCCGTGGTGGGGCAGAACGGTCAAGTCCCTTCTGCAGATAAAATTGAGAAAGCATCTCGAATCTCTGCTGTTGATGCGTGGGTTTTAATGCACTCTTTGAATCTTCTAGACCAGTGGGATGACGCAGGTTTATACGGTCCTGGAGTGATTGCAACTGTCTCATCCGGAGAGGTTTCTGGCGGTTTTCAGAGCATACTAATGCAGATAACAATGGCGGTTCCCTAATGACTTACGGACTACCCGACACTATAGCTGCGGGTGTTGCTAGACGTCTAGCTGGAATGATTAAGAATGCAGGCCGTGGCGCTGGCGGTGGTGGCGCTAGTGGTTTTGGGTTCACTGTAAAAAAACTTGTTATTGACAAAGTTGCTTTGGGGCATATGCTCAACAGCCCTGGCGGGTTAGTGGGGGAATACCTAGCTAAAAAGGGTGACAAGATAGTAGCTGCTGCGCGTAGGCAGGTTGGTGTCGATACTGGTGCCTTGCGTAATTCTATAAAAATGGTCCACTTTAGGTCTTCTAGGGGTCAGTATTTGTGGATTGGTTCCAAGGAGAGCCACGCTTATATGCACCATGAGGGGACTATAGCTCATGTAATTTTGCCAACAAGGTCTACCATGTTGCGTTTTCGGGTAGGTGCTCGAATTGTTTATAGTAGGGCTGTGAGGCACCCCGGAACAAGACCAAACAAATATCTTTCGGACCAGCTATATTTAGTGAAAGTCTAGTACAATAGTGAGTGACATAAAGAGTCGCTCTGCCAATAAAGACAACAAGGAGAAAATGATGGCGCGTTTCAAGGACTTCGGTTCGAAGAGTTTGGATGAGATTGAACCACTCTCATTCAAAATTCACAAAGAAGAGTTTCACTGTATTAAGCAGGTCCAGGGTAAGGTCCTGATGGAGATTGTATCCATGTCTCAGGGGGAGAACTCTGCAATTTCTTTAGAGCTTATTGAAAAGTTCTTTAGTAGTGTCCTCCACGATGAGAGCTATAAAAGGTTTGAGTCTTTGCTACACGACAAAGACAAAATTGTTGACGTCGAAACTCTGGGAGAAATTACCGGATGGCTGATTGAGCAGTACACTAACCGCCCTACCCAACGGCCAGAGAACTCATCGGGTGGGCAATAGACCTCTGGCCGTATATCCACGGTAAAAGCATCATCCAGAAAGTCCCTTTAGCTGATTTAGATGCGTCAGACATGCTCGATGTCTTGCACTACTACTTTGAAGAGGACTTGGTTTACTCTACCCAAATGGAGTCTGAGTCTCGCTCTCAGGTCAGGGAAAGTATCTACAAAAATCTGTATAACACAGAGTATAAATATGGGCAGAAGGTTAAAAGCTCTAGCCCCGATAGAAACGTAGTAAAATTAGAGAACGCTAGTGGAAGTACAGATTTATATTTTGATACTGAACCTACAGAAGAGTTATCTGACATCAAACCGTTTAATCCAAAAAGAAAAGAAGTAAAACCTTACACACCACCAACACAGTTTGATGGTGGGTCTGAGGTTCCTTTTGGAAATATTCTTGATGCTCCGATGAACTAAGGAGTTTCTTGTGGCACTTGATAATGTGGTTGGCTCCGCATATATTATTGTCCACTCTCTGACCGACAAAATAAATGATGACCTAAGGCGAGGTTTTAAAAACTCTGACCGAGGGATGACCCGCTCTGGTGAGACCATGGGCGAGGCATTCACTAAAGGGTTCAGTCGAGCATCCAAATCTACTAACGTATTTACTAGATTTTCTCGGGCCATAAAAACAGCAATCCCGGAAGCTGAAGCTACAAGGCTACAGTATACGAAGTTAATTAGAATATCGTATATTGTTGGACCAGCAATCTCTGTTCTTGTCGGAGGAATTTCCAGTCTTGTAGGTGGTTTGGGTGCTTTGGTTGGCTCCGCTGGAGCTGCCTCTGCTTCTGTAGTTTCATTGGGTAGTATTTTTGCAGCCCTCAAAATAGGTATGTCCGCTGCAAAGCTTGCTCTTAAAGGGGTTTCAGATGCTCTGGGCAAGCTTAATCAGGCTGCAGGTGGTGGTGCCGGTGCTGTAGATAACTCTCGCCAGATTGAGGACGCCGAAAGACGCCTTGCTCTTGTTATTGAGAGCAATAGGGAACGATTGGCAGATGCCAACAAGGCGTTGGCGCGGGCGCAATTAGAGCTAAACGAGGCTTTTACAGCTGGGCTGGAAGAAATACAGCAGATTGGCTTTGGAGCAGAGAACGCTGCTTTAGCGGAGAAGAGAGCATCTTTAGAACTTGAGAAAGCTCGTGAAGCGCTCGCCAAAGCCCAAGACTTACCACCTAACTCTAGAATCCGTAGAGAAGCTGAACTTGCCCTCGAGGAGGCTGAGCTTAAATACAGGCAAGCAAAAGACCTAAGCTCCGACTTAAATGATGAGCAGGACCGTCTGGCTCAAACTGGAGTAGCCGGAACTAACGCCGTTACGCAGGCTGTAGAAAGACTCGCTGCTTCAGAAATTGCTAAGGCTCGGGTTGTGCGCGACGGTGCCAGAGCCCAGGAAGATGCAGAGCGTGCTCTCAAGGATGCTTTGGAGGGTAACGACCAAGCTATGGGTGGTGGGTTGAATCCTTTTGAAGGATTGAACGAGTATCAAATAGAATTTGTTAAGTTCCTTTTTGGGCTGAAGCCACTGTATGAAGAACTAAAACTTGTTGCATCCGAGGCGTTCCTACCGCCTCTCCAAGAGGCTATAACTCTTATCGCAGATAAGGCATTCCCTACAGTGCGCGATGGGATAGCTACTGTTGCTGGGGCTATGGGAACAGCATCTATATCCGTTGCTAATGCCCTGACAAGTTCCACCAACCTTAACAAAACTGCGTACATCTTCAAGGCATCTGCTGCGATTATTCGTTCTCTAGGAAGAACCCTAGGAAATGTCTGGGGTTCAGCTTTGTCACTTCTTACAGGTGCAAATCAGATGACGTTAGACTTTGTCAATTTCTTGGATAAAAAGTCTTCAGCTTTTGCTTCTTTCCTTAACGTAAAGCAGGCTACTGGGGAGCTCAGTGATTTTTTCTCGAGGGCTGGAGACATTGCCGCTGATTGGGGCACAATATTTGGGAATATTGCATCGGGCTTTGGAAAAATAATCCAAGCCAACTTCGGTCCTGGTTCTGGTGGGGACTATCTAGTCCAATGGCTCATTGATGCCACAGAAAAATTTAGAAACTTAGACGACACGGCAGGCGGTAGTCAGAAACTATCTGACTACTTCCTGGGCGTGTCAGTCAACAGCCAAAAGATTCTTTCTTCTATAGGAGCACTTGCTAGTGAGCTATTTAAGTTGGGAGATAATCCAGAAATTGGAGACACTTTTGACATTCTTGCCGAAGGTGCGCCTGCAGTAGGAATTATTGCTGAAAAATTTTTAGAGGCTGCTCCCGCACTGGGGAAGTTTGTGGAGCACTTTGTAAAATTCACCGAGGTACTGACAGACACAGACTCTACAGCAATATTTTTGGACACTCTGGCTACCGCTTTAGAAGTTATAGTAGGAATTTTAGAGAACGAGCTGGTACTGGGAATACTTATTGCTGTTAGTCAAGTGGGGGCGTTAGCCCTAGCAATCGGAACTATACAGAAAGTTTCTCGATTTGCCTTTAAAGCTGCAGCCGGAAGTGTTGGATTCTTTAGCAAGCAAATTGGGGCAACTACCACGGCAATACAATCAGCAGGAGTGATTATTGCTGGTAAGGGGGAAAAAGCAAAAGTGGCAAGGGGTAAGTTTGCTGGAATGGTTAAGGGTGGGCTAAAAATGGGTGGCACTCTTGTTGCTTTCTCTGGGATAGCTACTGCAATTGGGACTGCCACAAGAGGAGCGCAACTTTCTCAGGGGGCGTATGACGAATTTTATGCTTCTGCTAGTGGAGTGAAATCTCTCGACTTTAACAGGGTGTGGGAACAGCAAGAAATATCAATGTTTAATTTTAGAGGCAGTGCTGACCAGGCAAGCGTGTCTATGGAGCAGATGACCTCAGGATTTTATGGAGCAAATAAGGCAATTAATAGTTTTCTTGGGGGCACGGTGGGCTTAATTATTCCTGAGTTTAAGAACGCTTCTGACAGCTTTGCAAAAGCTGAAGATACTTTGTTCAGTTTTGGAGAGGCTATAGGCGATGTTGCGAGCGTAAATCTCGGTCAAGCTCAAGCATCTTTTGCAGACTTGGCAAGTCAGACAGATGGCTCGCAAGAGTCCCTTATGAATCTTTTTAACAGGATGCCTGGGCTAAAGGATGAGCTACGCGCTTTAGCTTTTGCTAACGGACTGGCAACAGACGACGTGTCCCTTCTGGATATAGCTCAGGGGAGGAGCTACGGCTCTTCTAGGATTCTTAAGAAACAATTTGACGAGACATCAGCTGCTGCGCTTGATACGACAGGAAAAATTCAAGCCCTTGCTGATGCCATTAGTGGGTATACAGGTGAGGCGATATCCGCTGAGCGTCAGGCGATTGACTATATAGAGACGACAGGTGCACTCACGGACGCCTTAGGACTTAATGGGGGAACTCTTGATATAAATACTGAGGCCGGAAGAAACAACGCAACAGCAGTTCTAGACCTTGCTGAGGCGTCCAACGATTTAACTATTGCTAACTATGAAAATGGTGGTTCTGTTGAGGACCTGATTAAAGATAATGAAGCTCAAAGAACGGACATGCTCGATACTCTGATTCAATTTGGACTTAACGATACAGTGGCTAAAGACTACATTGCAACTCTCTTTTTAACAGAAGATGACATTAGAGCAATGGTAGCTGCGGACAACGTCCCCGAAACTAAAGATGATATTGACGGGGTCCAAAAAACAGCCAACACATATGAAAGAAGAGGGGGTAGATACTCCCCCACTGTTAGTGGTCAAAAGGGTGATGGGTTTAGTCCCCTCGAGAAACTAATAAACTTTCTTACACGGGGAGTTTACGGTCTTATATTTGGTGCCGATGGTGGATTAATGAAATATGCAAACGGCGGGATGGGTATCAATTCACAAGGCTATCCCGGTCAGTTGTACCAGTTTGCAGAGCCAGAAACACGCTGGGAAGCACTTATTACTGGTCGACCAGGTGAGGAAGAAAAGAATTTAGCAGTGTGGCGAGAGGCTGGTAAGCGTCTGGGAATCACTATGACGCCCAATGTTGTTGGGGGTATGTACTCCGCGATGACTCAATCTTTATCCGACAGTCGCGTATCAGGTTCTGAGATACCCCCTATAAGGCAGAACACCAGAAACATCAATCTTAGTGTCAGTCCCGCCCGAGGCATGGACGAAACCGAACTAGCTCGCTCTATTGCCCGAGAAATTGACTTTCAGCTTAAGAGAGCTGAGTGGGAAGAGTCCTACCAAAAGTAACATGTGAGAAAGATAGTAAAATTAAGTAGTACTAGAGACATATTTTAGCTAAAGACGAAATCCGAGGAGCACTAGGTTGGCTATTGTAGGAGATGCGCACATCATTGTTCGTGCCATCACGGACAAGGTGGAAGGCGATATTCGTCGAGGCTTTCGCGGTGCCGATAAAATTGGTCGCCAAGCTGGTGAGAGTATGGGGGACGCTTTTGGTCGAGGATTCAGCAAAAAAAGTGGTAAAAATGTTTTTTCCAGGTTTGCTGACGGAATCGCTGCCGCAATCCCAGAAGCTGAAGAGGCTCGACTAAAGTACGCAGCCCTGACTAGAACGTTTTTATCTCTTGGGCCAGCAATCAGCGTTTTAATTGGTGGAGTATCAAGCCTTGTTGGTGGACTTGGGGCTTTGGTTGGTTCGGCGGGTGGTGCTGCTGCTTCTATGGCTTCACTAGGAAGCATTTTTGTTGGTGTGCGAGTAGGGTTTGCTTCCGCAAAGCTTGCCCTTAGCGGTGTGTCTGACGCCCTAAAAGCTCTCAACAATGCTGCTGGTGGTGGAGCGGTAGCAGACAACACTGAGCAGATAGAAGAGGCTCAACGGCGCTTAGCGATGGTTATTGAGGATAACAGGGAGCGTCTTACTGAAGCCAACCAGCGGGTCGAAGAGTCTCAAATTGCCTACAATGAAGCACTTGCAGAGGGTCAAGAGGAGCTCCAAAAAATAGGTTTTGAGTCTGAAGATGCTGCCCTTGCTGAGGAACGCGCAGCAATTGAATTAGAGCGTGCCAGAGAAACTTTGGCTAGGACACAAGACCTCCCGCCCAACTCTCGGGTGAGACGTGAAAGTGCCTTAGCATTTAAAGAAGCCGAACTCAATTATCGACAAGCCAAGGACCGAGCCTCAGACCTGAATGCTGAGCAGGATAGATTGGCTCAGACAGGTGTGGCGGGCACTGATGTTGTTATCAGGGCCACCGAAAGACTGGCGGACGCCGAGGTAAATAAAGCCAAAGTAGTTAGAGATGGGATACGGGCGCAAGAGGATGCCGAACGGGCGCTTCGGGATGCTATGGAGACCGCCAAAGGTGGTGGTGGTGGCAAGGACCCCTTTGCCAACCTCAACAAGTTCCAGAAAGATTTTGTTTTATTCCTAAACAGCCTAAAACCTCTGTATGACGAGCTTAAACTTGCTGCTTCTGAAGCGTTCCTGCCCCCACTCCAAGAAGCAATCACCCTCCTCGCAGAGAAGGCCTTCCCCACTTTGAGGGACGGTATTGGTGTTGTTGCGGGGGCTATGGGTCAGGCTGCTATTTCTATTGCTCTTGCTGTTACATCGGCGAGTAACCTAAACAAAACTGCGTACATTTTTAATGCTTCAGCAGCGATTATCCGTTCTTTTGGTCGGACCCTTGGAAATGTTTGGGGGATAGCACTTTCTCTTATATCAGCTGCTAGCCCACTGGCTGTTCGGTTCCTCAACTTTGTGGAGGAGCGCACAGGCGTTTTTGAGTCTTTCTTGAATGTAAAACAAGCTACTGGAGAACTTGATGCGTTCTTCTCTCGTGCGGGAGACATCGCTGCGGGCTGGGGGCGCATTATTGGGAATATTTTTGGGGGAATTGGTCAGCTTATCCAAGCTAACTTTGCCCCTGGTTCTGGTGGGGACTATTTAGTTCAGTGGTTAATTGGTGCGACAGATAAGTTTAGGAATCTGGACGACACGGCAGGCGGGCAAAACAAACTTTCAGATTATTTCTTGGATGCTTCAGTGAACACCCAGAAAATATTTTCTTCGATTGGTGCTCTTCTGACAGAGCTGATTAAACTTGGCGATAACGAAGCTATTGGCGAAACTTTTGACATTCTTGCTGAGGGTGCCCCTGCGGTCGGACAAATCCTTGAAAAGCTTATTGAGGCTGGTCCCGCTATGGCGGAGCTGGTGGTGGGGCTTAATGAATTTGCAGCTAAACTTACGGACTCCTTGTCCGCCATAATTTTCTTTGAGACTCTTAATGCTGCTTTAAAAGTCATAAATGCTCTTATGGCTAATGAGTTTATTGCAAATATTGTTATAGCCTTGAGCCAAGTGGCAGCCTTTGCTCTTGCCTTGGGCACAATCCAAAAGACGGCCAAGTTTGTATTCTTTGCTGTGTCTGGGTCTGTTGGTTTTTTCAGTGGCGCTATCGGCACAGCAATATCTAAAGTACAAACTCTAGGGTTGGCACTTGGAACTCAAACAACTGCTAAAGCTATAGCGGCTAGGGCTGCCCTTGGGGGGATGGTTAGTGCGGGGGCTAAGGCAGTTGGACTTATTGCTGTGTTCTCTGGTGTTGCTAGTGCTATGTCCGCGATGAACAGAGAAGCTGAGATTTCTGATATTGCCTTTAATAATTTTAATGACTCTATCCGTGGAATCACCGAAACTGACTTTGACTCTATATGGCAAAATACTGCAATAGACAATTTTGGTAGGTCCATAAGCACAACCTCCGATGATTTAGCTGGTATTACTGGTAAATGGTACGATTGGAATAACGGGACTGCGGCAGCACTTAACACTATAACTTTGGGGCTGGTTCCAGCAGTTCGAGATGCAGCCAAGGTTGGGCAAGTTGCGGACGACACTCTCTTCTCTTTCGGTGAAACTCTTGCCGGAGTTGCTACGGTCAACCTTGGGCAAGCTCAAGATGCTTTTAAAGACTTAGCATCCAACACTGATGGAAGCAATGAACAACTTCTTAAAATCCTTAATACAATGCCTCAGTATAAGGAAGAGTTAAGAACTCTTTCAGAGGAAAATGGTTTTGCCACGGATGATATGTCTCTCCTTGGTTTAAGTATGGGGGACACCACAGCCTCGGGGAAAATTCTTGCAGACCAATTCAACAACACTTCCGCTGCAACACTGGATACTTCTGGAAAAATTCAAGATTTGGCGAATACCATTCGAGGTTTTACAAGTGATGCTATTAGTGGTGAAAGAGCAGCTATCCGCTTTGAAGAGCAGATGGACGCCCTCACCGAAGCAACACAAGAACAAAAAGACGAAGGTTTTGACAAGACCACCGAGGCGGGTCAAAGAAATTTAACTGCCTTCTTGGATGCAGCTGAAGCTATGAACGATATGACTGTTGCTAACTACGAGAATGGTGGAAGTCAAGAAGACTTGAGGAGAGAGTACGAGGAAAATAGAACTGAGCTTATTAAACAAGCAGAGGCCTATGGCAAGACCGAAGAGGAAGCTGAAGAGTATGTTAACACTCTTTTAATGACACCTGAAGAATTAGAATCTTCTATTGAACTAAGTGGTGCACCTGAGAGTAAAGAAGGTATCGAGGGGGTGCAGGGTGCAGCATCAGAGTACGCAGGAGAAGATAATCGAAAGCGCAGGTATGCCCCCATCCTGAGTGCTACAAAAGACACTGCTGGTCTTAGCTGGTGGGAGACCTTAAGAAACCAGTTCAACCAAAACTACAACGTCAGATACAACGCCTATGGCACTATTACCCAGGGCGCAAATGGAATGCTACAGTCCTATGCAAATGGTGGCTTCGCGTCAGGTATCTACCGAGGACGCGCTGGCAACCTGTACAAGTTTGCTGAACCGGAGACACGCTGGGAAGCATTCATTTCAGGTAAACCTGGGATGCGTGACCGTAACGTAAAAATTTGGGAAGAAGTCGGTAAACGTCTTGGTGTGAACATGATGCCCAACGCTGTCGGTAACATGTACTCTCAGGTTGCTAGCTCAATGGCGAGTGGACCCACGTCAACTGCTTCTGATGAGAGCTCACCAAGTCAGAACTATAATAATATTGTAATTACAGTTAATCCTTCAGAGAAGCTAGACAAATCAACACTTTCAACGACAATTTCTAAAGAGATATCATTTCAAATGCGTAGAGGCTCGGTGGCATAATGGCACGTCTGAATCTTCTCCCCAACCCCTCTTTCCGGTCGGGTACAGAGGGCTGGGTCGGTATCAACGGTGCCTCTATAAGCATTAGCTCTGTTGACGGATTTTACGGTGAGACGTCTTTAGAAGTTACTAAGTCGAACATTGGTGGTTCGGGGGTCCAGACAGCAAACTTTATTGCTATTCCTTCCGCCAATGTGGGTCTTCCTTATGCTGGCTCTGCGTATGTGCAAGTTGCTCTTATTGAGGATGAGACCGCAAGCATCCTGCTTAAGCTTTCGTGGTACTCCTCGGTCGGTGACCTTTTGTCTGAGAGCTCTTCTGAGATTCTTCAGCTTCCAGCTAACTCGGGGTGGCAGAGAGTTTCTGTAGTTGGTAATGCTCCTGCGGGTGCTTTTCTACTTAAGTTTTCTATTACTCAGCTTGTTCCTGGGACTTCGGGCAAAAAGTTTAAGACTGACGCAGTACTGCTTGAGCAGTCCTCCTTTGTTGGTGGGTATTTGGACAACATCACGCAGGATGAAGAAACAACTACGGTTGACAGGTCTCTTACTCCTAAACAACTTCCGACCATCGGTGGTATGCAACTTAATGCTGATATCACTATTGGCGACTTGGTTCTTAATACCATTGACGAAAACGAAGTTGTGTGGGTGTGTACGGATATTGAAGGATGGTGGGGGCACTCCGATACCGCTATCCCCGATATTGAACGTGGAATAGAGGACGGTTCTTACGACGTTGAGGGGCGCTACAGAGCTCGGCAGATGACCCTTCGCGGTGTGTTCATTCCCAAGGACCTGACCCAGATTACCTATGCCCGTGACCGTCTCATCTCGGCAACAAACTTGGTTCGCGAGGGCGCGTGGCTTCGAACAAATGAGGAGCCTACCAGGGCATCGTATGTTCGCCTTAGCGGTCGCCCACAAATTCAAACTGTTAATGCTAGGGGTCGCACAGAGTTTTCTATTGGTCTTAAAGCGGCTGACCCGATTCGCTATAAATGGAATGACTCTTCCATTGATGGCTTTGAGACAGTAGTTATTCCTAGGACAACCAATCCTACGAGTGGAACAGATGTTTTCGTCATTGTTTCTCGGTCTGCAACTCTTTCTAGTTGTACCCTGACAACTAGCACTAGCCACGGGTACTCGGTGGGGCAAAGTGTTACTGTTTCAGATGTTGGTGTCAGGTATAACGGAACATTTAAAATTACAGCAATTACGGGCACCACTTTTACATACACTTTTGCTGGGTTAGAAGAGTCTCAGACGGGCGCTTCGGGTACAGTTGTTAACCGTAGTCAGATTACGGTATTCAACGAAGGAACTGCCGATGTTACGGGAATTTTTACACTTATTGGTCCTATTGGTGCGGGCTCCACCATTACTAATGCAACAAATGGTGAGGTTCTCCGAATTGTCCAACCCCTTCGTGGCACAGGTCCCATTGCTCGGATAAGTAACTCTGAGCTTTTCAACAACATCGCAACATTGCAAACTTTTAGTGCGCATGAGCTCGTAGTTGGAGACATTATTGAGGTCTTCGGGCTTGGTGAGCCTTATGACATTGTTGAAACAGTTGTTGAGTCTGTCACGACAAGTTCTCCATACACATTTAGTTACAATGTTGTTAATCCAGACGTGCCTAGGAGCTCAGAGGACGGTGGTGTCAGCCTGAAGAACAGTGACGTGATGACTATCGACACCTATGACCGAAGTGTTTCCTATAATGGCAATCTTGTGGGGCAACGAGCTCGCGTCGACACTCTTGTTTATTGGGTGAAGCTATCTGCTGGCGAGAACCTTATTAAATTTGAGGACAGCATTGACCCGTTTGACATTATTTTTAAAGACTTTGATGATATTAACGGTATTGCACAACTGACTACCCGAGAAGCTCACTTCCTTGTTCCAGGACAAGAAATTAACGTATCTCTTGCTGAAGAAGCTTCGCTGATTAGGAAACAGCTTTTTGACAATGTTGTGACAATGACAACCACAGAGCCACACGGATTCTCTGTTGGAGACAGTATTGATGTGGTCTCTAAAGAGGTTTCTACGATTGTCAATAAAGAACTAGAAAACAACTTGGCAATTCTTACAACCGAAGAAGAGAACGGAATTAACCCAGGGGACACCGTTGAGGTTGAGCTGGTTCAGAGTTCAGTTATTCTGAGCAAGTCTTCACTTGCCAATGTTGTTACTGTTCAGACTGAGAGGGCGCATGGGGCTTCGGTTGGGGATGAAGTTGTTGTTGCGCTACCCACAAATTCTTCTATTGCTAGTAAGTCTCTACAGTCAAATATTGCCACGATTGGTACTGCATCTGCCCACAACTTTTCTGTGTCGGATTCGATAACGGTTGGACTTCCAACAACTGCAACAATTGTAAATAAGTTTATTGCCGATACAAACGTTGTTGCAACAACAAGTAGCTCTCACGGTTTTTCTATTAATGACCGCATAACTATTACTTTCCCGTTACTAGCCACTGTCGCTGGAGTGTCCTACGCAGGGGGCTCAACAAGCCGAGTGACCTTGACTACTTCTTCGGCTCATGGTTTTGACGTTGGAGATGTTATTAATGTCAATGTTGATGTGTCTTCTACCGCAACAGTAACAAACCGTACTGCTACTTCTGGGGCTCCTGGAACATGTACACTGACTACTGCGGGAATTCACAACTTTTCGGTAGGAGAAGAGATTACTGTCTCGGGGGTTGGCTCTAGGTATAACGGAACACATGTTATTACTGCAGTGAATCCTGGCACCCGAACTATCACGTACCAGTTTGGAACAACGGCTGAAGGTTCCGCAACTTCGACAGGAAGCATCACCAACAACACCATCGGGTCGGGGTATAATGGTAGAAAAGTTGTAGAGTCTGTGACATCTACAGCATTGACGTATTACTATTATGGACAGACAGGAAACGTTGTGAGTTCTATTGTTGGTGGTTCACCTTCACTCACAAACGTTACCAACTCTGAGATTGATGGAAACATCACAATAGACTCTGTTCCTAGCGCCACTCAGTTCACTTACGCTAAGGTGGCATAGCCGTGGTTACCGTACCCTTCGGTAGTGGAGGTAGTGCTTCTAGCGGTACCTTTACCGGACCGTGGAATGTAGGTAATTCCTGGGTTGCAACCAATGCTGGCTCTTGGCCTTCGGGCAACAGGGGTGTTGTGGTCATTGATAGTGTTACTGTTAATGGCTCCAGAAGCACTGGTACCCTCTCTGTTGTAAACTCTGGTGGAGCCCAGGTACGCATCAACTGGAATACTGCTATTCAGCTGCGGTTTACCAGGTACATCGGCAACGGTGGAAGCATTATCCGTGGTCCAGGTGTTGGTGGTACTGCTAACTGGAACGGTACAGGTGGTCTCCAAGGAAACTATGTTTGGTCCACCGTCCCAGCACAACCCAATGCCCCCAATATTTCAGCTAGCCAAAGCGTTGCTGGTCGAGTCAGTATTTCGTGGAGTGCCCCGGGCGATGGTGGCAAGAGCATCTCGGGGTACACAGTATTCCTTAACGGCTCTCAGGTTGCCACAACAGGTAGCACTTCTATTACCATTAGTGGACTCACTCCTGGTGCAGGATACTACGCTCAAGTTTCTGCGTCAAATGCTAACGGAACAAGTGACACCTCCGGCAACTCGGCAACTGTCGTCACTAGTGGGTTCCCCTCCGCTCCCATTAATTTCACTGTCACCCCAAACGGTCTTACGGCAGGAAGAATTGACTTAGCTTGGGGTGAGCCAACAAACACTCAGGGGGGAATCACCAGCTACAAAGTTTATCGAGGTGGCACCCTTCTAACGACCTTAGACTCCGATTTAAGAGTTTTTGCAAATACGGGGCTGGCAACAGGAACAAGCTTCTCTTACTTTATTCGGGCGACTAATCAGTTTGGTGAGGGAAATGCGACAGCTACTCTTTCCGCTACTGCTCCTGGTGTGCCTACTGCCCCTCGAACTCTTGTGGCTACCCCTGGGACAAATGACACGGATACAGGAAAAATATACCTTACGTGGTTGGTGCCCGCCACCACAGTTACAACTATTACTGGATATGACATATTCAGGGACAATGTCAAAATCACCGCAACAACGGGCACAGGAACTACTTTTGTTGACACGGGCAGAACTCCTGGGCAAGCACATGCCTACAAAGTGCAAGCCAGAAACGCTTTTGCAGATAGCACTGGTCTAAGAAGTCCTGACTCAAACCCCAGCACCGCAACGGCTCCTGGGGTGCCCTCTGCACCACTAAACTTTACTGTTGGGGCAGACTCTGTTACTGCAGGATTACTTAACCTTTCGTGGAACCCACCTACCCAAACCAACGGGTCTATCACAGGGTATGACGTACATCGAGATGGTGCTCTTCTTATAGCGCTTTCTGGACCAGCAACAACGTACAGTAATTCTGGACTTGTTGAAGGTCAAGTTTATACATATGAAGTTTTTGCCCGAAACTCTTTTGCTGACACAAGTGGACTGCGTGGCCCAAGCTTTGGAACAAGCACTGGGGTTGCGCCAGGGCTTCCTACAGTACCCAGAAACTTTGCTGGTGCCTCAGACGCAGTTCTTTCTGGGACAATTAACCTGTCTTGGACCCCCCCAGAAACTCCTAAAGGAACAATTACTGGGTATCGGATTTACCAGAAGCTCAGCACGGACGCGTCCTACTCGACAACACCTACATACATTACTGTAGGCGCGGGCACAAACTTTATAGCTTCAGGGCTTGTTGTTGGCACAACGTACAACTTTAAAATTGCAGGAAGAAACGCATTCTCTGATGCTAGAGCTTCCGAGGGGGCAAACTCTGGCTCTATTACCGTTTTGGCTATAGGTCTTCCCACCGCCCCTGTTCTTGTTTCCGCAATCCCCAGTACAACTGCGTACAGTGTTGTAACGCTGTCGTGGAACGTCCCCAGTATTACCGCTGGCGGAATTGTTGACTACTATATATACGTTGACGGAACACTTGTTAAAAGTGTTGTCGGGGAGAGCAACACCACTACAGAAGTTACTGGGCTTAATCAGAGACAAACTTACGGCTTTACTGTTAGGGCGCGTAACAACTACTCTATTATCAACGCCACAACAGGCCCACCCTCTAATGCAGTTAGTGCAAAGTCTCCTGGGCCACCCAGCCCCCCTCGCACTCTCACGGCAACGCCACCCCCCACCCCTGAGGGTGTTATTGACCTGAGCTGGACGCCTCCGCTTGATACTGCTGGGACTCTTACTGGCTACGATATTTATTTCTCTTCGGGGACTCTTATTGCTCAGACCTCGGGCGCAGGAACTACTTTCGGTGTCACTGGTCTAGCACCCTCAGTTCAGTACTCGTTTTATGTGCGAGCTCGCAACACCATCTCTGAAGTTGTAGGAATTGCTAGTGTTCCCTCCAATGTTGCCACCACTGTTGCGCTTGGTGAGCCAAGCGAGCCTCGTAATTTTCAGGTAAATGGTAGCGAGCTGGTTGCAGGAAGACTTGTTCTTACGTGGGACCTGCCCCTTGAGGGCGGAACTCCAACAGGGTACCGAGTGTATTACTCCAACAACACTCTTCTGGGTACCACTGGCTCGCAACAGTTTGTTATTGATGGGCTAAATTCCAACCTTGACTACTCTTTCTACGTCCGAGCATGGAACAGTATTACAGAAGGCACAGGGATTCCTGGTGGAACTATCTCCGCCATTGTTACTGCCAGACCTGGGAGCACCTCTAATCAAGCCCTTAACACAGGGCGTAGCGTATCTAACCAAACCAACACGGTTCTAAGTGGGACGTACCCGATTACGTCCATTACTTCAACAACTGTCTCCTATATCAAGTCTGCTCTTGATATCGAATCTTCTAGTGTTTCGGGGGCCTCAGGCTCCGTTGTTAACAACACCAACACCACCTTAAGTGGTACTTTTGCTGTGTTGTCCACCCCAGCATCTGACCAGATTAGATATAGCAGGGTTGGACCAAACCTTCCCACCATTGCTGTTCCTAGCGGTAACATCACAAACAACACTAACGCGATATTTAACGGTAGCCACGAGATTTTGTTTGTTGATGTTGTTGACCAGACTATTACATACGCAAGAACAAATGCAGACATTCCCTCGAGAGTTGTCCCCACAGACCCGGAACAAATAGTCTCGAACACAACAAGCGCTGTCTTTAACGCAGACAACGAGTTTATTACTGCAACAACGTCTGATAGTTTTTCCTTCTTACGCACCTCTTCTAACATTGAAGAGTCTTTTGCCTCTGGTACGGTCCTCAACAACACTAACCGAGAAATTTATAACGGTAACTACACTGTTGTTACAACCCCCGACTACCAAACTTTTACATATAGCACAGGGGACGACGTTACCAAACGGAACGTCGCGACTAACCCCTCCATGGAGTATGTTGGCGAAGGAACGTCAATTCTTCGTACCAACTATTACACCAATCCACGGCTGAGGAACTCCACGACGGGCTGGACTTTGCTTGCTAGTGGTGCAACTCAAACGCCTGACATTAACGGTACCGTTATTGACTTCAGCGATGAGGTTGCCCCCACAAATTCTTTCTTCTTTGAAACAACCCCTGTCCCTATTCAGGTTGGGGAGTACTCTATTGCGTCCATAGAAATTACAGTACCCCTAGGTTTTCCGTCGCTGAGCTTGCGCTCCATGCTGACCAGCATTGGCTCAGGAAACTCAGCAGTTGTTACCACAACAATTGACCCAGGAAAAACTGTCCGACTGACTTCTGCTCCTCTGCTGACAACAGCAACATCAACAGGGGTTAGGCACCTGATTGGGTCTACAGCAACTATCCCTATTGGCTCTCGTATTGTTGTGCGCAATGCCATTTTTGAAAAAACTAACATTTCCGAGGGTTACTTCGACGGGTCTACTACCGATGCTAAAGGCTGGGATTACGCCTGGACTGGAACCACAGATGCTTCCACATCTGTTGCTAAAGCAGAAGCCGTGGTTCTCAGGTCTAACAGAATCACTAACCCGAGCGTTGAGACAACGTCTACAGGTCAGACTGTAAGAACAAACTTTATTGTTAACCCAAGTTTTGAGGCAACCAACACGGGCTGGCTGACAACTGTTACTGGGATGACACAAGACAGGTCTGCTCTTGAAGTTCTTTCTGGGGTCGCCTCCCTTCGGGCAATATCAACCGAGACTGACTCTTGGGTTTCTTCCCCCGCCATGTCTGCTACTGCAGGAGCCTCGTACACATTCTCTGCATGGGTCAAAGGCACCCCAGGAAACACGGTTGCGGTTCGCATTGAAGAATTCAATATCTCAAGTGTCTCCTCAGGCGTCACTGACTCCTCCGATACCGTATTAACAGGAGATTGGCAACGAATTTCCGTCACACGGAATTTGTCTTCGACGGCTTCTACCGCAGAGGTATATGTTGTTGACAGGAAAGCCTCCAACGCAGGACAGACTTTTTATGTTGATAATGTGCTCTTCGAGAGAACCGCATTTGTTTTTGACTTCTTCTCTGGAGCTACTGCTGACTCGGACGGGTACAACTACGCATGGGCTGGCACAGCCAATGCTTCTATTTCGACGGTAATTTCTTCCACCACATTTTCGACAAACCTTGCCACAAACCCCTCCATCGAATCTGTACAATCGGGCTCAACGGAGCTTCGGGTAAACCTGCTCAATAACCCTGTACCTGCTAATGCGGGTGGGTTGGTGTGGAGTGTGAGTGAGGCTGGTCCGAGTGGTATCTACACACAGACATTCACAGTGGATGGCTTTGTTGCTCAAGTTATTACTCAGCCACTTACTACAACGTTCACTTTGCGCTCTGGCACGGACTCAGGGACTGCGGGTCGAGTTGCTATAGAACAGGGCAAGGCATACACGCTTTCTGCCACCGTTGTTTCCAGTATTAATGACGCCCGTTCGATTGTTATTGAGTGGTATAACAATACTGGGGCTCTGCTTTCTCGAGCATCGAGTACAAGGTTGCCTTTAGTTAGCAGTGTTGCACAAAGAATTAGTGTCACAGGTACTGCCCCTTCGGGTGCGGTTACCGCAGGACTTGTCTTTGCGTGGGTGGGAACAACAGGACCAGACCCCAGCGTCCGAGTTCTTAACTCTACGTACACCGTCCGTAATGCTCTCTTTGAGCAGACCACTCAGCTTAGACCGTACTTTGATGGAGAGACTCCGAACGGTCTTGGGTGGGCGTATGACTGGAGCGGTGTTGCAAACCAGTCCACATCAGTGGGTGTGGCTACTGCTGAGGTCACTCGCCAGAACGCTATCCCTACGCCTTCGATGGAAGTTGCCACTACGGGTGACGTTCTTGTTGCAACAAACTTGGTTACAAACCCGTCAATGGAGTCTTCTTCTGGGTCAGTAACTGTGCGAACAAATCTTTCTACAAACCCTTCAATGGAGGGCGTTGAGTCTGGCTCTGTTATTGCCAGAAGAAACTATATCCCCAACCCGTCCTTTGAAATTAACACAACAGGCTGGACCGCAAGCGCGGGTGGGACTCTCACTCGAGTATCTACCCAGTACATCCAAGGCTCGTTCTCTGGTCAGCTTGTAGCAACGGCAAACAATGCTTCTCTCTCTACCGGAGCACTCGCTGTTGAGTCCCTGGCTACTTACGTGTTCTCTGTGTGGGTGCGAGGAGAAGCGGGCAAGAACGTAGACGTTCAACTGGTTGAACTGGACTCTGTGAGCGCAGAGGTTGGTCGCACAACCTCTACAGCATTATCAACAAACGGAACTTGGCAAAGAATTTCTGTGTCCAGGGCGTTCGGGTCCACTGGTGTGAACGCAGTCTGTGTTGTGCGAAACGGCACAGGTAACGCAAACCACACGTTCTTTATTGACGGAGCAATGTTTGAGGGTGGCGCATCGGTTGCAGACTATTTTGACGGCTCCACCGTTGATGCTTTGGGTTGGGACTATGACTGGTCGGGGGGTGCACATTCTTCAGCTTCTGTGGCAAAAGCGTCTTCTGGTGTGGTGCGAACTAACTTTGCCACTAACCCCAGTTTTGAGACTTCATCCGGTACAGTAGAGACACCTGTGGGAACACAGCCTGGAGTGGCGGGAGTTACACCAGACACAAGCAAGGTTTATGCATGGCAAAGTTCTGATACAAAACTACATGGAACTTACGCAGTTGCTGTAGAATGGACTCAGTACTATGGAGTCTCTACGGAGAGTTCTAACGCAGGACTGTATTTGTTGGATAACAACACACCTTACGATGTAGAAGACACATTCTCAGAGGGACTATATGACTTACACCCCGACACCGACTTCGACCCCGTGGTTGGCGAAGACGGTCTATACACGATTGGGTCTTAACTATGGCGTTTGACAAAATAGTCGCAGCAGATTCTGCTACTTATGACCTTCCCCCCCTGGTTCGTGACCGCCTGGCTACCAACATTTCTACGGAAGCCACGGGAGAGTACACGGCTGTTGAGAGCGTTGTTAACGCTGTTCTTGCTGGTGCTGACCTGGGCTCTTTGCCTCAGTGGACTACCGCTGGGCGCCCCGCCACGCCAGGTGATAGTGCGCTTATTGGGTTTAACACAGAGACCGAAACGGTCGAGTTTTACAACACTGTTACTGACGAGTGGGAACCTATCGGTGCGGGGAGCAAGTTTACAGTTTCAACTACTGCGCCTGCAGAAGCCGAAAACGGTGACACGTGGTTTAACTCTGAGACTGGTTCTACATACATTTACTATGTTGATGGCAATTCGTCTCAGTGGGTAGAAATCGGTGGTTCCGGTGGTTCTGGCGATGTGACTATCTCGGACTACGCCCCCACTAGCCCCCAACCTGGTGACCTCTGGTACGACTCGGTTACTGGCTCCACATTTATTTACTATGAGGACGCGGACTCTACCCAGTGGGTAGAAATTGGGCAAACAGCTCAGCCCACTTCTGCATACATTCGTGAGACTGCACCACCTGAGGCTGAGAATGGTCAACTGTGGCTTGATTCCACAGATGGTCGACTTTATGTTTACTATATTGATGGGGATAGCAGTCAGTGGATTGGTGTTCGTTCTGCTGAGAGCACGACGGGGGCGTTTGTTTCTGAGACTGCCCCTCTCGCTCCAAATCCGGGAGATTTGTGGTTGGATTCGACTGAGGGTCTAATGTATGTGTGGTATGTGGATGGGGATTCCTCTCAGTGGGTTGCTGCTGTGGGTGGGACCAACACGCCACCGCCACTTACTCGCGCGGATTTGCCTGCGGGGAGTGTGTTGCAGGTTGTGTCTACCGTCAAGACGGATACCTTTGCAAACACAACCAACACTTACGCAGATGTACCTGGTTTAACCGTTACGGTGACACCATCCTCTAGCTCAAATAAAATCCTAATAATTGCTCAAGTTCAGAGCAACGGGTCTCATGGGCATCTTAGGCTTAATGGCGGGAACAGTGATGCGTATGTTGGTGATGCTTCTTCGAATCGGGTGCGTAGCGTGTTCGGTTTCGCGCAGACGGTTGCTAACGAGAACACTTTAGCGGGGCCGTCTGGGTCTATGGTTTACCTGGACAGCCCAAACACGACCTCTGCTACGACTTATGCGGTGCAGGTGAGAGGACACAATTCGGTGGCGGGTTTTGTAAATCGCACGTTTACCGATAGCGATTCTGTGAACGGGACTCGGGGCGCGAGTTCGATTACGGTGATGGAGGTAGCAGGCTGATGGATATCGTGAGCATTCTTACAAGGCGTTACGAAGGGTCCGAGTGGACTTTGAACGGCGACAACTACAGTGGCCTCACCTGGCTATCCGACACACCCAAACCCACGAAGAAAGCCCTCGAAGCTCTCTGGGCTGATGTGCAAGCCGAAATTGCCGGTGAGGCGCAAGCGCGTGTGGACGCTAAGGCTTCCACGATTGCTAAGTTGCAGGCTTTGGGTTTGACGGTTGAAGAAGTACAGGTTGCGTTCGGGTTGGGGGTAGAGTGACTGCCATAAATTTTCCTAACAGTCCGTCGAACGGTGACCGTTTTGATGTGTGGAAATGGGTTTCTGCAAGGTCTGTGTGGGATTGGAATGTTGTTCCAGGGCCTTACGATGTTCAGTATCTTGT